GCTCGGAAAGAATCGAGGTAAGTTCAACTTCAGCGTCGAGGTTGTGGTAAGCATTGAGGTCTTGACCGAGTTCCGGAGTCCACTTAGCTTTGAGCTTTTTGGTCATCGCGGTGACAGGTGTGCTGTCAACTTTGATGTCGATCTCAGGAATTCTGTTCTTGTCTCCATTATCAGCATTAGGATCCCAACCAGCATAATCTGATTGATTGTGGTTGTGATCAGCAGCTTCAAGTCCCCATGGGGTTGAACCAACAACGTTACCAAGACCATCGGGTCCTTTGACAAAGGTGTCTTTCTGTGGCCATTGAAGTCCACGAGCACCAGTGTTATCGTCTGTACCAGCGGAAGTATCTAAAGTGTAGATGTGGATCTTACCTGTCGATGGAACGTACTTGGTCAATCGACGGATGATGCTAGTGTTACCAGCATCGACGAGTGCGGTACCACCACCCCAAACATCGATTCCTCCGAGAGCATTGTGATTCAATCCTGTTAAGGATGTGGCATCACATGTTAACTCGGCAACTTGGTAAGTTGAAGTGCTGGCTAGAAGATCTGGGTCGAAACGAAGATCTTTCTTTTGAGCTTCTGTCAGAGCAGAAATAGCAACAGGAGTCGCGCCGCCGACAACGGAACCGGCAGCTAGCGTAACGTTAGCACTACCAGTGGTTGAAGAGTAATTATTAGCAAGATTGTAGAATCCGCCGCCTTCTTCAGTGATGTCCGAAGTACCACTAATGATGGCTTTACCAACAACTCCGCCACCGAAGAGGGAATCTCCAGCGTCGACACCAGCTTTTCCATCGGTGTATGTGAAGTCCAAGAAGAAGATGAGTCCCGAAGGCAAGCTCATCGGCTGGACCGAAACAAGATCATTGGCGATAAGTCCGCCAAAAACACGACGAACGATAGGGAATGCTACGGAAGCAAAACCTTCGACGTCACCAGCTGCCATTGAGCTGGCCTCTCTAAGAAGCTCAGATGCTTGGTTTTCAAGCAAGCGAGCCATTGTATTTTTATTGTGGTCACTGTCAAGACCCTCAAGAAGACCTGTGGCTTCCCATTTATCCATGAGAGCAGCACCTTCCTTCTGGAGATCGCGCTTGACGAGACCTTCAGTCAACTTTTGTAAAACAGACATTTTAATTTTCCTCCTTATATAATTGAAATTTATTTGTCTTTATTAATTTTTAATACCAGCTAAGATTTGCCATCGATTGGTGGCCGATGTATCTTGCTTGTTTTGTTGTCCCTCATTCAATCGAGGTAACATTGGGGCTGAAGAATTATTTACCACCTCGCTCAGTGATTTTGGCTGTCTTTTAGTTGATGTACTGGTGCTGCCCACTGCGCTTTGAAGCGTCTCATATATTGTTTTTGCTTCTTCAACAGAATTAGTATTAATCAAAGCTTCGACAATTTGATTTTTTTGTCGCCCATTCAACGAGTTGTTTGATAATACTTTGTTCGTATATAAAAGACGAGCATTCGATATGTTTGCTTCGTCTAATCTATTTTTAAGAGCATATGCTACTTCTTTCACTTCTTGTAAGGTATGAGCGGCCTGATCAAGTTTCTCTTGATTTTTCTTTTCAAGGCTCTCAATATATTTCTTAGCTTCAAGTAGCATGCTCTCATAATGTTCGTTTGATTCCTGCAGGTCTTCCACTGCAGATAATAGTTCTTCTAAATCTTCTGAGACTTCGTCATCGCGTCGGCGGGCTAGTTCAAGCTCTTCTGCTTCATCTAGATAAGCACTTGGCATACCAGCCCAGCCGGAACGGACAGAATCAGGACTAACGTCAACTTTAAGTGTTTCCAGGAGATCAATCAAGTCGTCTTCTTCAAGCTCAATTGATTCACTAAGATCTTCGTCGTCGTCATCCTCGTCATCCTCATCGTCGTCGTCCTTGCCGCAATGAGCCTCCATTAATTCTTCTTCCTCTTCCATGTCATCCGCCATCTCTTCCTCGCCTTCAACAGGCTCTCCAAGATCTTCAACTTCCTCTGGGGAAATTCCTTCTTCGTCTTCCACACCCTCTTCTTCAGCTTGTTTAATCAAGTCATCCAGATTAACAACAACAACCTGATCTTCGTCAGGACAAGGACATAATTTTTCGCCCTCAGTTGCAGCTAACGGTGCGTCGATCTCATCTTCTTCTGCAGGTTCGTCGAGCATAGGGCCAGGAGGAGCAATGGCTGCAGGATCGAGACCGGCAAGAGGACCTTCCTCATCGTCTGGTAGCGGTTGTTCCAATAAAGTTTCAACTGCTTCTTTGATTTGACCTGAATACTTTTCTATCAAATTTGATTCGGCCGTTTTTATCGCTACTTCTCTTAACGCATTTGCGTCAACGATCGCTTGTTCTAACATTGAAGACATTAATATTTACTCCTGATTCAGTACGTACTGTTAATAAATAGTGATTATTTATCACAAAATCCATTTTGATTTTAAAAGGTACTGCAGGCGGCCAAGAGGAAATCGTTGGCGGCAATTGCGCCACTGGCGAAAAAGAATACTCTATCAACGCCAGATATCTCAAAAACCTTGTGTACCGATGTATTATTCACTGCGCCAGTTGTAACAGCGTTTCCTCTAATATCGGTTAAAGGTGCCCATCTGCCTGTAGCATGAGTATATGCTAAAACAGTAATTGTTCTATTCTCTCCAGACGTGGCGGTATCAAGTAAAATGTGCAAAAACCTTTGATTTTCAGTTGGATATCCTGCGGTGGCGTCAGTGACCGTGGGTGCTGACGTGGCGCTAGCCACTTCTGTCCCATGGGCCCCTGCTAAATTTTTCGGGCCTCTAGTTCTTCCCCAGCTTGTATATCTATGTACCATTCTAATTCTCCAAAATTATTTGCTATTAATATTTAGTTTCTTATAACTAAAAAATCCTTTTTATGCTGAAGCTATAAATAGTTCCAAATCACATGAAGCAGTATCTGCTTGAGCGGAAACACTCAGAAGATATCCAACGTTGCTCACGCTGGCTGTTCCTGCGGTTAATGCTTCCATAGTATCGTTAGTACCGCCTGCAAGGTCGCCATTATAAATAAAAGACTGTCCCTTGTCTAACTTAACAATAAATTCATCGTTGTCTTCATTTTTAAAAATCAAGAATAAGTGGTTGGTATCATCAAGATTCGTAAATCTTATATACCTCATATCAGCTAAGCTATAGTTGCCTTTGCCGACAATACTAGAGAAGCTCATCACATCGTGTTTAGACGTTGTTACTGTCAAAATTCTTTTTGATATCTCGTTGATACTAGGGATGGTAAGAATGTTTGTTCCGCCTTGCTGTTGCCCGTTGAGAACGATATCTTCAGACACTCTCACCGTTAATGTTCCTTTTTTTATTTTCGACGCCATTTATTACCTCTTTTTTATCTAGATCGCAGTTTTACTTTTTTATCTCTCTCTGCTTGACTTTTTCTTGCATTCTTTAATTTTTTAATTTTAGCTTTTCTTCTTTTTGTTGTAGGCTTTTCGTAATACCTTCGTTCCCGAACTTCCTCTAAAATTTTTTGTTTTTTAACCTTTTTTATAAACTTTCTAATCAGTTTATTGGGATCATCTTTAGCATGTCGTAGTTTTACTTCAACATTGACAGGTCTTTTTCTACTCATTGTTTTTACTTTGTATGTTTCTTCCATCTTTTGCCGGCGACGGACATCAAGCCTCTAATATCTACGCCGGCGTCATGAGCGGCTACTCCGGATAAAGGTCCTGGAATGGAGGACTCGGGAGTTGCCGCGGGAGCGGGGGCCGTTCCTTTAAAAAAATCGGCACCAACTGATTCGTTTAGTCTCTTAATTCTTTCTTGTCTATCTTGCTCGTATTTTCTTTCTAGTTCTCGTGCTTCTGCTTCATCCTGAGCATTTGTTTTGTTTTCAACAATTGGGCTAGTGGTTTGTTGTAGCCCACGAGCAACTTCAGATACAACAGAAGCAAGTACGCCTTCTTTCTGCAATAAAATCTCATTAATGCACTCTTTTACAATTGGTTTAATAATTTTTTTAATTTCATTTTTTTTCATTTATCACTTCTCTAACTTTTCAGTATGTCATCTAGAGCACTATTAAATTTATCATTCCTGGTGCCCTCTGTGATTGTCTTGCTTTCTGACACTTTTGACAAAAAGTCAGCCAATTCAGGACTTGAGCTTATTGTCTTTTCAGGACCCACGAAGGCCCCAGGGGTAGAAGGATCCGAAACCATATCAAAACCAATTAATTTAAAATCATCTTCTACGATTGTCTGTCCATTTTGATTTTTAACAGAGCCTAAACCCCTAGAAGAGATACCCAATTTAACGCCAGATTTAATAAGTTCTTTAAGCACTAATCCACTTGGAGTAGATAAAACTTCCAATTTGCACATGACGTCATCACCATTCCACCACATCTTTGTAATCAAATGAGACGTATTTTTTAAATTAATAACAGAATCATCTGGGTGATCGAGTTCTCCAAGCGCTCTTCTCTCTTTCACAAGTTTTTGATAATTCTCGACTTCTCGTTGAAGTGTGTCTTTGCGATATATTCTACCATTGCCATTTTTTACGCCGGCTCTTTGGCAAACACCAACCAAAAACACTGCTCCTTCTTGAAAAGATTTCTTTTCGCCCTCAGTAAGAACGTCGAGGACACAATTGCCGTCCGGACATAATTCAAAATATTCTGTTAAAAGTTTCTTAGTCATTGCTTATTCTTTTTCACTCCAAATCCATTATATTTGTTGGCCACTTTTGTAGGATTCTTAACGCCCCAAACATATGAAGCTGGATTGTTTTTTATTTCTTTTTTCATATTTATTTCCAATAAATTAAAGCAGGGCTCGCCCCTGCACGATTATGCTACCTTTGCAACAGCGTCTTACTTCTGCTATGTTTTGTCTTCTCATTTTTACCTTCCTTTTTGTCTATGAAAAATATTTGTTATTTGCTCGGAACGAATTCCGAAATCACCCATAATCGCATAAAGCAAGTATGAAGTGCCTGATGATAAGCAGCCAAGCAATAGTGGATTAATTAAATTATATTCAAAGCTAAATAGTTCTGTTAACCCATTAACACTCCACAAAAATACACCAACCCAAAAGCCCATGCACAATGCACAATGAAATAATTGTCCATAACCACGAAATGATTCTTTAGCTGGGCGAATCTTATCAAAAATGGTACCACTAACAATAACTTGCGTCATACCATACGCTATTAAAACAAAATATACTAAATCCACTGCGACCTCTTATTGATTATTAAACTCGGTAAATTGAACTGATACCGTAGGGGCGCATGATGGGTCTGTGAGCACCTTTCTGAGCCTTATGCAGCTTTTCGGGATCAAATTCAGTTGAATCTTTTGGTCCAGGCTCAGTAAGTCTTCTTTCGTCTTCTTCTTCATAGGCTTTGCGTAATAGATATTTCGGGCGCTCGTTCTCAATAAACCTGCCAATATTTAATATTGTCATTTGTATAGCATTATGAGATGAATCTTTGGGAGTGACTATAGTTCCTTCCATGGACATAAAAACATTACCACCTTGCACCGTATTGGGATCTATTATACCCTTCTTTACAAGAAATTTAAACAATTTATCTTGAATTTCGTAAACATAATCATCAAAAGTATCTTTTGCAAAAGCAATGACTTTATTTTGACTAGGAGAAATAACAATTTCAACATCTGTGTGGTCAGAAACTATGTAATTACCATCTAGCGTCTTTCTAATTTTTAAAGACACTTGAGCTTGGGGCTTTTTCTCTGGTTTCATCTCCACAGGAGGGGCCGTAGGGCGTTCGGGTACACTGGGTGAGGAAACCCCTTTCCTAATTGTAATTACTAATTTTTTCTTAGCCATCTTCTTTTGTCTCGTTTACGAGTTCTTGAATTTTTAAAATGATCTCAATCATTTTATCATCAACTTCTCTGTTTTTGAATTGCTCAACAATATTTAAAACTTTTTTAGTTTTATTAAGCATAATTTTGTCATTTTGAATTTCTTCTGATAGGATAATTTTATTAAGCTTTGTTTTGAGTCTTCCAATTTCTTCATTTAAAAAAATATTTAATTCCAAACCCCTGTCTGTAAAGGAAGTCACGTAATATTTTAAAAGAGATTTTTGTTCATTTAACAATCCAGATGAATATCTGTCATTAAATTTGCTAATAAATGTTTTAAAAGTTAACTTATCAACAGGCTTAAGCTTGTTTTCGTTCAAAATTGATTTAGAGGCCAGCACTTTGATATAATCTTGTTCCAGAAGCACTCTAGTGCGAGGATTTTGATTTTTTACATTAAAAATTTGCTGGATAGTTGCCAGATTTTTATAATCAGGCACAAAATTACCAAATACTTTACTTGTCAGTCTTTTGTTGATTTTCCTTATAAGTTTAGATTGTTCTTCAAAGATCTTTTTTTGATCTAAACTTTTATATTCACTTTTTACTTCTCTTAAGAGCTTTTCCGCAAAATCTAATGTAAGTTCGTCATTTTTATAGAGTGCTTTATAAAGTTCTAATTCTCTAGAAAGTGCAGTGTTTTTGGCAAAATGTTCTTTTACTATAGAAAGAACAATTTTCTTTCTTTTAATATTGTTATCAATAACAGATTTTGTTAATTCTCTTATAAGAGCCTCAAACAAGAATGCAGTATTCCTTTTTTTATTATGTTTGTACTTCATTATTTTTTAATTCCATCCTCTCAATTAAATCTTTGATTTCTTTTGAACTTTGAATAATCTTTTGCTCTTCTATAATATAAGTAGAATCTAAATTCTCATATATTCCCCTAGAAAGTGATTTTAAATCTTTATAACCAGGGGTGCCTTGGGATTGCATTGATACCTGACGTCGGCCGCGATAGTGGTCGGAATGTGTCTTTTTCTTATACCACTTTCCATTTGCTCCTGGAGTTAAATAACTGCCATCATCTCTTTTTGCTGGTGGCGGAGGTGCGGGAGGGGCTGCTTCGGCGTCACCGGGTGCTGCTGTCGGTTCGCCCGGAGGAGCGACCAACAACGGACTCTCTTCCCCGGCCTCGGCGGGTGGGGCCGCGGGTGGTTCACCGGGTCCAGGGGGCGGCGGTTCACCGGGGGCCCCTTCAGCTCCAGGCATAGGTGGAAGTCCGCCGGCGCCTGCGGGGGAATCCATTCCTGGAGGGGGAGCCGAAGCCATAGCTTCAATAGCTTTTGAAAGAGAGGCTTCAAATTTCTTATCATGATACATCTCTCTCTGTATTTTTAGCAGTGATTCTTCTGACATACCAAAGATATTATCAGCGATCCAGTGTTTACTAAAGAAGCCTTCTGTTGCTGCTGCAGCGACGTCGAATTTAGTTCTCCAATGCTCCAACTCTTGTAATTCTGCAATTTTAGAAGGATTGTTAAGCTTGAGCTTAAACGAAAGCAAGTCTGCTCCACGATAACCTAAAGTAAATAAGTGAATGATACCAATCTTTTCTAGTTCGGCAACAACAGCTCTTTGAAGTCTCTGAACTGTTCTAGCAAAACGAATATCTTTTTGTGCAAGAGTCGTTTTATCTTCTTCTGCGCCCTCGGCCCTTGATAAATAAGAAGCAGGAATTTTAAGTGCGGCAAACAATTTATCTCTCAAATATTTGACGTCATCGATATCACCAGTATAAGTTCCACCTGGAAGGCTTTCAACTCTGGAAGACTGATTTCCTCTAACAGGAATAAAATAATCTTCTTCGACACTCATGGGATTATAACGAAGATCGACGCGGCCAGAATCAATATCAACAATTTGATTCCGCTTCATTTGAGTCATAACTTTCTGCACATACTGCTCGACGTCTTCTGGAGCTATATTACCCACATCAACATAAAACACTCTTCTCTCTGGAGAGCGGACAATCCTGTAAGCCATCATCGCATCTTCTATAAGAGTCAATTGACGCCAGATTCGGCGGGCTGGCTCTAAAACTGAAGTTCCATATGGAGAATATTTGTCGTTACCTAAGATTCTAAAATGACCAATTTGCCAATTTTCAAATGTGATTCCTCCGGAGTTCCACTGAAACTGTACATAATTTGGATTTGTCTTATCTTCTGCTTCTAATCTTTCGACTTCTGTGGAGGGAAGTCCGGTGGCATGTTTGATACCTTGTTTATCATCGATATCAAGATACAAAAAGAAATCTCCGTATTTACACATAGTTCGACACCAACCAAATAAATTAGAGTCTAAATTTAATACATTTCCGTATAAAGCATCCAAGACTGATTTGATCTCTTCGTTGTTACATTTAATATCCATCATTGGACGAAGAGCTGTTGCAGTTGTCATTTCATCTGCATATATATCTAATGCAGAAGCAATTTCTGGTGTGTATTCCATTTGGTCAAAATCAACATACCTGTCTGCTCTTGCTTGCGCGGCGAAAAAATTAGCTTGTAATTTGTCGTAAGGGCTATAACCGGACTTTTTAAAGTTTTGGCCGCTAGCCGATCTAAATTTGTAGCTGTCTAATTGCCTTCTTTTAAGTTGCCGCGGGATTTGCTTTCTGTAATTGATAATTGGTCCAGAAAACAATCGTGTTAATTGTCTGAATAATGTACTTTCTTTATTTCTAGGGTTTCTTTTATTGTCGGCCATTTTTTATTATCCTTTTAGAAGCCAAATATATTTATCCTGCTTTTTCTTTTTCTTCTCTAATTCTTTGGTACTGTTGGTTTTGTGACCTTCCATACCTTTTATTGCAGTATTAAGTATATTATCAGATTTTGTCATAGAATTTAAGAAAGCTTTTTTATATTGTAAGTCTCTTTGGTTAACTGTGAAGGCTATATCTTTGACCCAGCAACCAATTGCACAAGACATGATCAAATCATCATTGTACTTCTTCATCGCTTGTGGGCGACCATTGTGCCATATAAAAGTTTTCATTTCATTATATAACCTACTGGAATATATCTTAATTAGTTTGTTGCGTATAAATTCTTCCATCTTAGCAACGATAAGAGGACGGGTCTTTTGAGTCGTAGAAAATCCTGCGACAGTACTACTAGAATATTCTGCCGAAACGGGGTCAGCATACTCATGTGACGATTTATAAGAATAATATATGTTTGGATATCCCTTATCTCTTAATTTCTCAAGAACAGCGAAGCCCACAGAGTTGTTTTCAACTGCAATCATACAATTTCCGTACTCTCGTCCGGCGTTTTCTATTAAATTAGAAAATATATCTGGCGTTGCTTTACCTTGATAGTCGGCTATTATTTCCATTGTTTCTATTTTGAAGATATGAAAAGCTGAGTGGTCGTTTCCATCGCCGCGAGCGACATCTGCAGATAAAAGATAGGTAAATTTAGGATCGTGTTCCTCCCATATCCAAAAATTTCTATCAAAACCAGTCCTGTATTTAGGATCCTTAATGTTCGCCTCCAAAAAAATCATATCCTCTGGATGGAACACTGTCTCGCCTGACATATTGAAATTACACTCTAATTCTTGGGCGATTTGACGACGGGACATGTTTTTAGTTTCGTTTTCAAACCACTCCTGGTCGCGGTCTGGATGTACATCCCATGGTAAAGTTGTAATTTTAAAATCATTTTTAGAAGTCTGTGCATCGACACATGATTGATGAAACCAGTTTCCTACACCATTTGGAGTAGAAAGAGCTATACAGCGCCCTCCTGTCGACAAGGTGGGGTATAGGCCCGTCCAAAGCTCGTCGAGGCCCTCAACGTGCGCTGCCTCGTCTATAACAAGCAAAGATAGCGCCTCAGAACGTCCTGCATCTGCAGAAGTTGATGATGCTTTAATTTGTGATCCGTTAGAAAGCTCAAACGAAGTCCTGTTGTCAATTACAATTTTAGCAATCTTCATCCAACTAGGTAAATTTCTGTGGATGCTTTTAACCTTTTTAACTAAATTTGATGCCGTGCCAAATTTAGTGGCCATAACTAAAACGTTTTTGTCTCTGCGGAACATCATTAACCATGCCACGTAAGCTGCTGTGATTGTTGAGATTCCCAACTGTCGAGCCTTTAAAATAAGATTAAAGCGGTGTTCATTAAAATCTTTTATCAAATCATCTTGAAAATCATAAGTATTGAATGGAATCAATCCCAAAAGGGGGTGAGATATCTTTGCATAATTATTAATAAAATAAGCTGCGTCTTTCCCGCATTTAACTATTTCTTTAACAACTTCTTCTTTCGAAAGTTGATAACTCATAAGTATCAACCATCCTTCTGACTGTCTTTACCTTGTCCGCCTTTTTGATTTTTATTTGCAGGAGGGCTGCCAAACCCGCCTTTATCAAGGAAGCTTCTAAACGAAGAGTCAAGCTTGTCTTTAGAATCATTTTTTGCAGCCTCCACAGAATCAAGCCCACCTACTTTATAAGTCTTTTTAGCTGTCACAAATACTCTAACTCTTGAAGTAGATTGAACCAAGCAATCAACCTCTCCTTCGGGCGTTAATGATAGTGTATTTCCTGTAATTTTTTTATACTGCTTTTTAAGATGATTAACAACGTCATTCATTGTTTGTTCCATTTCATTTTCTAAGTTGCCCTTATAAACGTCTTTTAATTTAATATCCGACTGATAAGTGCACATTAATTTGTCTCCGTGAAATTTAACTTTAAAGCCATCGACGTTTCTAGAATTTAAAATAGGATTCCCCTCTTCTCTTTTCAGCCCAATCTTAATTGGTTGCCCTTCGTCGTCAAGGGCGCCGTCGTAACAATTTGATGCAGCTTGGGCGACACCACGTATAATTTCTAAGTTTGCTTGTGACATTTATTTATCTCCTTTTGGTCTCCAACCAGAAAACCATCGTTTTTCTCTACCTTCGACATGTTTTATATAACAATTGAAGCAGCATTCAAATTTTAACATATATACATCATCTTTAATCTTAAATGAAAAATTGTCGCATACAGGACATTTTCTGTTTGTTTCCTTAGTAAGTAGTTTTTTGGTAACTAAAAAACCATTGATTTCAGCCTTTTCAGCAGACTCTTCAGATATCTGTTCTTTAATAACCATTTCTTTAAGCTGTTCAATATATTCCTTTTCTTTTTCTTCATCCCAGGAAGCTTTTGGATTTTGCACAGTTTCTTTGCCATATTTCTTTGCTATAGCTTTTTCAACTTTTGCTATGTAATCCCAATCTTTTTCTTTCATAGTCCCTCTATTATTAAATCACCGTTCTCCCAACGTAAGTTTACCTCACCAACGATGTATTTGTTAACCGCATCAATGTAAAATTGTGCACTTTCTGATTGTAAGTCTCCATTATCTATTCTTTCCAGTATCCACTGAATGACGGAATTAGCTACAAATGCTTTTGAACCAATATAATAAACATTATCTTTTATCTTATAATTTGGATCGGATTGCTTTATCACACTCAAAATGAGTTCTCTATTTTTTTCCTTAAGAGACAAAATATACCACCCTTTATAGTAAATAGAAGAGGCCGGCAGCTAATGCTACCGACCTCTTCATTAAAAAACTAGAACAACATTATTTTTTGATGCTAGCAAGAGCTTTTTTCAAATTCTCAATCTGAGCTTGCTGTTCTTTAATACCTTCCACCAAGAGGGCCGTAACTCGTGAATAGTTCATCGAGTAACTTCCTTCTTGATCTGTAGACCTGACGATCTGTGGCAATACTTTTTCAACATCCTGAGCGATGAAGCCGATGTCTTTTGAGCCATCGTTCTTCCAATCATAAGTCACACCTTTCAAACTCTGGACTTTAGCAAGAGCATTTTCCATCGGTTGAATATTTGTCTTAAGATTTTCATCAGAATATGTCACGAAAGAGTGAGCCTTCACAGTACCATAAGTACTATCGCTGGGCAAAACAACACCAGCGCCGTTACCAATAACCATGATGTCACGCATTGTGCCTGCAACCAAAGCAGAGAGGGTAATACTACCGTCTTCTTCAGTATCAGTTACATCTTCAGCTAAGACTTTGATTTGTGCGTACTTTGTCGCAGCATCGCCGGAGTCATCTCCGTAGAATGTAATTGAACCAAGCTGATCGTCGTCACCTTCTCCGGCGCCGTTATCAAGAACAAACTTGAGTTCGGCACCAGACGCCAAATCACCAAGAGTCTTAAGTGTGAGCACTGGCTCTCCAGTCGCATCAGTGTTTTGCGATAAAGTCAATCCAGCGTCAGCATCGTGGAGCAGTTGAATATCTTGATCAGCACCGAAGTAAATAACGCTTGAGTCAGCAAGATACAAGTCCGACCACTCATTGCTAGCTCCACCAAGAGCAGCTCCGTCGGCTGAAGATGGTCCAAACATACTTGCGTCCATTTGGAACCTGTCTGTACCGCCGGCTTCGAAGGTAATAACATCATCGGCAGAAGCACGAATAGAAGTATCATCGTCGGCATCGAGGTCAATTCGACCCGAACCGCCCATGCTGATACTACCATTACCCTGAAGGTCGATGGCGTTAACGAACAAGTTAGCGAATGCGTAACTAGCGTTACCAAGAGTCATAGAATTGTTAACAGATGGAATAGCATCAGAGCATGTGTTGCTACCAAGAACAATAGCTTCTTGGCTGTTAGTAGTTCTAAAAGCCATGTAAGTGCTGGACCCTTCTTTAATTTCCATGGCCGCGGCCGTGTTATCTTTCAATAAGAACCCACAAGCGCCAGCAGTCATGTCGACATTTGGTCGGACTCCAAGAGCAAGTCCCTCAGAAGCAGTGAGCTGAGCCGTGACGGTGACAACATCAGAGTCTGCATTACCAAGTGTAGCAGATCCACTCACTCCGAGTGCACCTTCGACGTCAGCTCGTCCGACAACATTAAGGTTGGCAGAGGAACTCAGTGAAGTTGCAACAACTGTAGTGAATGTACCAGCTGCAGCGGAAGCAGCACCGATTGGCACACCATCAATAGAACCACCGTTCATGTCAGCATCGGTTATAGTAACCTGAGCGTTTCCACCAAGGGTAACACCGTCAATTGCACCAGAGTCAACGTTGATATTAGTCATAGCTTGAGAAGCACAGTTCATTGCTGCGCCGAGTGCATCTGCACGAAGGTCATCAATGTATGCAACACCATCGAGATAAAGGTCTTTCCACTCCAAAGTCGAAGTACCAAGATCACGGGCACCGTCAGAACTTGGTACTAAATCAGAGTCGAACCGGCCAGTTGCAGTAATTGTGTCACTCGTGGCATTACCAAGATCAACGTCACCTGCGAAGGCCGATGAACCGGATACGCCGAAGGCACCTTCCACGTCAGCACGTCCGACGACATTGAGATTAGCAGAAGCACTTAATGAAGCAGCGACGACTGCGGTAAAAGTACCGGCGGCTGCAGAAGATGCACCGATAACAGTGCCGTCGATTGCGCCTGAGTCAATGTCAACATTTGTTGAGTTGAAGTTAGCGTGGTCTAAGTTTGCACCAAGAGCGTCTGCATTGAGAGTATCAATGTAAGCAACGCCATCGATGTAAAGATCTTTCCATTGCGCACCAGAGGCTCCCAAATCGACGTCGTCATCCGTTTCTGGACGAAAAACACCATTTTGAAGTCTGATTTCAGTAGTAGTACCAATGTTGAAATCGAGTGCGGTGTTACTGTGATCCCAAAGGATTGCAGCGACTTCGTCATTAGCAAGATCACTACCACCAAACATCAGTCCACCGCCATCGATATTGGCAGAGGAACCAGAAGCGCCAGCAACAATAAGTTTGTCAGTAACTTCTAGCGTGTTCTGTGTAACAGTAACACTATTAAGATTACCTTGAACTTCGAGGTCACCAACGACTTTTACTGTACCAGTGACGTTAACGGCGCCTTCAAAATAGGCAGCACCACCAATGTTAAGATCTCCAGAACCACTGATTGTTGTTCCTTTGATGGCTGTGAATGTACCGGCTGCGGCAGAGGCGGCGCCGATTGGCACACCGTCGATCGATCCGCCGTTCATGTCGGCGTCGGTTATAGTAACCTGAGCGTTGCCACCAAGAGTAACGCCATCGATGGCGCCAGAGTCGACATTGATGTTGGTCATAGCTTGACTTGCGCAGTTCATAGCAGCTCCGAGAGCATCGGCGCGTAGATCGTCAATGTAAGCAACACCATCGAGGTAAAGATCTTTCCACTCCAAAGCCGAAGTACCAAGATCACGGGCACCGTCAGAACTTGGAACAAGATCCGAAGCGAAGCGGCCTGTAACCGTGATTGTGTCACGTGCCGCGGAACTACCAAGTGTAGCAGATCCACTCACTCCGAGTGCGCCTTCCACGTCAGCACGTCCGACGACATTGAGGTTAGCAGAAGCACTTAACGAGGCGGCGACGACCGCAGTAAAAGTACCAGCAGCTGCCGAAGAAGCACCAATTGGTGTCCCATCGATTGCACCACCGTCGATGTTGATTGAATCAAGAGCAGCAGATTCAATAAAGTGAGCACGAGTAATCTTCTTAAGAGCATTACTATCAGATGCATCGGCAACGAGAACTAAGTCGCCATCAGCAACTGCAGTAATAGCAGTAGCGTTAGTAGGATCAACGCTTAGTGTCACATTAGCTGTACTATCGTAAGTGAAGTCAGCAAGACCACCGTTGGTAGCGTCCTGAAGATTGAACTCGTTTGTAAGAAGCGGACGCTGAGTGTCAGCACCTGCCTTTACGTAAAGCCGCGAGTTAGCGGCCGAACCGGAAGTATAAAGATAAACCTTGTCTTGTCCACCAGTTGGTAGATTATTAACAAGAGTTTTCTCTATCTCCGCGTATTGTCCGTATGTTGTAGCCATATTTTAAACCCTCCATTTATGTATTTATTTTATAGCGGGATGAAGACACACGGGTACCCTCATCCGCATGTAAGTAGTATAGAAAATACCATTTAGGACGTCGTTTAGAATAAAAAAAACTACTTATCTAAGTTTCTTTTTTAATATCAACATCATGCAAAAAAACTTTTTTTTCTAAAAAATCAATTTTAACTTGCAATTCCTTTACACACTCTATTAAAAGGGCTGTTAGTTTCGGATAATCCAGAGCAGCTGGTCGGTTATTTTGACATGCCACAATTTCCGGGAGCACTTTTTGCACATCTTCTGCTATTAATCCTATCTCTCGCCTGTCCGTATCTTTCCAGTCGAATGTCACGCCCGTGAGATTGCTAACAATATTTAAAGGTTCTTTAATTTGATTAATATTTTTTTTCAACTCTCTAGAGGAATACGTCACAAATGCATTGGCTCTGGCTTGGCCAGCGACATTACTAGAGTTGGGGAGATCAATAGCATAGGTAGGAGAAACGACTCCGACGCCAACTTTTCCATCAATATAAAAACTAGTACCATTCCAGGCATATCCAATTTCCGCTTTCTTTAAATTATTACTATCTGATGCATCAGCAATCAGAATCAAATCAGCAGCGGCGACGTTGACTGCGGTTGCATCAGTTGGATCAATCGTTAAAGTTAGATCGTAAGGGTCACTATCGGAACCGGGTGAGGTATCCGTCCAATTGATATTTATACCACCACCTGAAAGATATTTAACCTCTTTATTTTTGCCAATAGTTACTTCTGTTCCGTCGGCGTCTTCCAACACAAACTCTAAATTCGCAGCAGAATGTTTCTTAATATGGCGTTTGAGCTTTTTAAGGGAAAAGCCCCCGCTGTTAGTTGCGCTTCTTCTTATTCCTCTTGCCATTTATTAACATCCTTACTAATTCCTATTAACTTCGACGGCAGCGTAGTAAATACCAATAGAAAGCAGACATCCTGCTATAATACCCCCCACGAACCACCAATGCGAATAGCTTCTTGTATCTTTCTTAATTAGGGTCTGTAAACGGTTTATCTCTTCAGTTTTTATTTTTAATAAAGAATCGGATCTGGACTGTAATGTATCATACTTAAGCTTGAGCTTGGATAATACCAAAGAATGTTCTGCATTTAGCTTCTTTTTTAGGAAATCCATTTCAAGCTTAAATTTGAGGACCATAAATTGTTTATCTATTTTTAATTTTGTTGCTGCAGGGATATCAAACAAAATTCCTGCAAATGGAGTTTTCTCACCCTTTCCAACATAAAGCAGGCGCCCATTGACATTTAATGAATCGTCCGGGTCTTGTTGTCCTGCAAATGATTGAAATGGTAACAAAACCATCAACATACTTAACATAATTACTAATATTTTATTTTTCATATTAATCCCACACATTTATTCCGAACATAGCAGCTAGCTCTTGCTCTAGTTCTTTAGGAGTACCTTTATATTTTTTTACCATCTTATCAAGCTCAATCTTCTTCTTCTCTTCTAAAGAATTTAAATTGACGTCATGCTCTGTCTCTAGCTTCTTCAGAGTGTTTAAGTAAGTATTATAAAGCTCTTCTTGTTTCTTAAGCTCTTGCTCGTGAGATTCATTAATTACTTTAATCTGTTTCTCGTAGCTTTCTTTCGATGCTTCAAACATTTTAAGAACCTTATTTACTCTTGCTCTACCTGAAAAATAAGTAATTGCTAAAAGGATAAGCAAGATTGGTAAATACCAATGAGTCTTTAGCCAGGCCCAAGCTTTTTTTAAAAACAACACTTTAGTTGCTTCCGTGCTTCCAGCGCGCTGCTAAATCAACAAGAGCCTCGGAACCTATGTACATGACCGTTACTGCGACCCAGTCTTCTGAATCGATATGATTATAGGCAGATAATACTGTTGCAGTAATCCACGCAAGAAACTTGCGGCTAATAACTTTTTCTGTCATCTTATCTAATAATGCTTTTACTTTTTCCATTTTATTTCTCCTTAATGGTTGACATGTGCGTAGCCATCAATTTTGTCAATTGTAATTTGTTGTTCGACCGTATCCTTAAGACTATCTAGATGCGAAATTAATAAAACAGTCTTAAATTGTGTACTGATCATATCTAAGATTCTTACGAACCCTTCCATATTATCTTCATCTAAAGCCGTTCCGGGCTCATCTAAGATAAAGATGTCGCCTTTTGGCAGTGTCGAAACATTTAAAAGAGCTAAACGAATGGCCATAGCGCATATTGTTTTCTCGGCTCCGGAGCCCATCTCAATTGGTCGTGGCTCAAAGCGAGGATGTTTAATTAAGATATCTAATTTATTTTCCTCATTATCAAATAGAGTATCAAAATCAACAATGTTTGTTAAGATCTTTGATATCTCCTCATTGATTATTGGAAGCCTCTTTTTAATAATGTCATATGAAATACCGTTTGAATGCATACATCTCTGGAACAAGTCATAAGCTGTAAACTGAGCATTTAAATTTTCATACTCTTGTTCATCCAGGCTTATTTGTTCCAACTTTTGTTCTAAAAACCCATTTTGTTTGTACAGCTCCATGGATTCTTTTTGGCATCTTTCATACTTTCTTTTATAATCCTTTATCTCGTCTTCATGGTTCGTTTTTTGTTCCAGCAAACTTTCAAGATTTTCAATCGCCTCTTTGTTGTTTTCGTATTCTTCTCTCTTAATTTCAAGTATACTTCTTTCTTGACCAAATCTTAAAACATGAGTCTTTGTTTTCTCTATTTCAAGCTTTAACTCATTGATTTCATTAAGAGTATCGTTTTTCTTTTTGGTTATTTTCTGAAACTTTTCGAAATGATCTTGCAATTGATCCGGATTTAAATCATTAATATCTTTCGATACTTTGCCAACTTTTGAATTAAGTTTGTCAATAATGTCTTGCACTGGTATGATTTTGTTCTTTGCTGTATATGCATCTTTAATGAATTTACAGTGAGAAAACTCTTCTCCACATGGTACTTCATCCAATAACTTAACTTTCTTCTTTAACAATCCTATTCTAGTACTCTCAGTTTCTATCTCTGACTCGAAAGCAACAATCTTCTCTTGGCTTGATCTGATCAGGTCTTGCTTTTCTTTGAGCGAATCAACGTCAAATACATCTACAAATGCAACTATCTTTTCATAAAACTGTTGTTTTTCTTTTAGTTGTTGTTCATATCCAGCGTTGTCTGATTTTAAAATATCTATCTTGTTAATCAAATCTTGCAGCCTATGATTAACCATAGTAATATCAATTATTTCTGCCGGGATTGATGAAATCAGTTTTTCACATTCAACCAAGTCAGAATTTAACTTATTTATTTTATTGGCTAACTTTTTGCATTCCTTCTGTTTTAAAGAGGTTTCAGCTTCACTTCTAGCCAAATCTGTTCTTGCAAGTTTTGCCTCTTGAATAAAATCACGTTGTGACATTTTTCGGATCATCGCTTTGATATCAGAAGAATCCTCTTTGGCCATCTTAAATTTCTTATCAAATATTTCTAAGTCAAGAAATTTAGCAAGAATTTCTTTTCTTTTTGTCGAGCCTTCACTAATATAACTCAAAGAACCTAGCTGCGAAGCCATCGACGTCATCAAAAAATCGTCAACAGTTCCAAATATTTTTCTAATATTCTTATCAGTCTCTATCCTACTAGTGCCGTTTAATTCTTGTTCAACTCCTGTAGCGTTGTCGTGAACAGTGAACTCAACGTCCGTCTTGGCTTCGTTAGTAATTTTACCTTTTAATTTTTTGACATATTTTTTACTGGTTCTTTCAATTGAATATGTTTTTGTACCAATGTCAATTTGCACAAGTCCTCTGCATTCTTCCTTATTTTGGTTAATAACGTTATAATTTCTTCTGTTGTTTTTTGAAGTTGTATTGTATAAGGTATATAAAAGACTATCAATAATGCTTGACTTGCCAGAAAAGTTTTTCCCTAAAATGCCAACAACGCCATTAAGATCATAAAAATCAACACTATTTCCTTCATCATAGTTGAATAAATTATCCCACTCAATACGTTTAAGTTTCCAGTTGACGTTCCTGCTTACCTCTTCCTCCTCTTCAACAAGAGTATTATATTTTTTATTCAGATCAAAAACTTTCTGTATAACATCTTCATCAACCTGATAGTCTTTTATGTACTCCTCAATCAGTCCCTCTTGTACTGCAATATCTCGCAAATCTTCTTGTACAAGAGAATTAACAGAACTATCTAATCCAGAGTGCCCATCAGATCGACACAAGTATGTTATGGCCTCGGGCTTAAAACGAACCTTAGCTACATCAATTGCTTTGCGAATTACATCCAAAGGTAGTGTATTCTCAGAAACCAGCCGTAAACGTGCCTTAGACGGGATTTCTGTGCCCTTTGGCATCCTACCCTTCGGAGTGAGAACAATCGTCTTAAACGGCTTAGGATTAGTCAGTACGTAATGTTTTACTGAGAACGTCTCTTTGTCTTCGATGTCCCATATAAGAAAGCCTTTGTCGTCTGTTTCTCCGTGATTCTGTTGTACAGTAGATCCACAATATCGGATTCGGCCTTCTTTATCAAGCTGTTGGTTAGTTTTATGAATGTCTCCGAGAAAAGCATAATCGAATCTATCAAAAATAGATATATCATTTTCCCCATATTCCATAATCCAGCCAGCGTCAGTTTGACAATTTGATATGGAGCCGTGATAAAGAGCAATATTAACTTTGGTGCTGTCGGATGGATTCGTCCAATTATCAGTATCAAACACAGATAAGACATTAAGCGTAAAAGTATCATCGAGATTAACCTCCCCGGAGTTTTTAATCAACTTTAAATTCGGATTATCCAACGCATTAACAATCGGTGTTAGTGCGTCTTGTCGATATGAATTTCTTAAGTTGCCATCATGATTCCCCAATATTATGTATGTAGGAGCTATATTCGCCAAGTTCCTAAAAAAATCACTGCACAGGTCAACGAACTCTGGACTTATTTGTGTCTTTGTATGGGCTATATCGCCGCAATGAACGATGTAATCAACATCTAATTCTTCAAGTTTTTTATATAGTTGTTGAAATACTGCACGATATTCTTTGTGGTATTTCAAATTGCGGATATGAGTGTCCGCTATATGAGCAAATCGCATAAATTCTCCAGTCTCGCTTGCGTGATTATAAGCATGTTGCTATAAACATAGTAACACTTCTTAAAAAGGTAAATTAAATATATCCCTTTTCTTCACGTTCGCGTTCCATAGCGATATTGTCCAAGGCTGCTCGGATTAATTCTGCTGCATCAACAAGCATGTCTGCAATATTTGAATTAGAGATTTCTTCGAAAGGAAGATCTTCTATAATTCTTGATGCAATCTGAACATTGTTGAATAATCCGTCTAGTCCAGTTGTAGCTATATCATCTAATTGTCCTACTTCTAGAGACTTTAGATCATTAACTGGGTCTGGATGAGTACTGTTTCGCAAAGCTGGATTGTCACCAACCCCAGATGAAATAGCAGTGTAAGCGCCATATTCGTTTAACACCTCTTGAGCATCTTTTTCTAGCTCTTCGTTTATTAATTCAACAAGTCTTTGTTTTGAAATTTTCATTTTTCACTTCCTTTAGAGGATTTTGTATTTTGTGTCTTTTCTGTAATGACTGTTAGTTCTTCTGTTGGAAGGTTTAATATAATCTCGTCATCAAATTCTACATCATAATGTGTTACGGTTCCGGCTTCGCAGAGGGTTTGAGATAAAACTGTTCCGCGGCGACCAGTACTGTCTTCGTATACCTGATCAGCTAATTTTCCTTCAAGCAATCGATCCAGGCGGGCTACTTCTTCTTTTATAATTTGCTTTAATCTTGCTCTCTTAATTTCTACGTTGGACTCTTGAAAAACCGAGGAGCCTCGTCTATGAGGGCCACCTGCGACATCATAGCGTCGACCGGGTCGACCATACTTATCTTTTGGTTGGAGCGCCTTGATTCGCTGAGCGTATAATCTTTTCTTAAACTCTTGAGTTGATTCACCTTGACGTCGTTTTGGGATTCCCCGAACAATTCCTTGGTCTATAAGATAAGCTAGTTCTTTCCCTTCGTCAGATAATTTTGCTCTGAACTTTTTACCACGTCTTGAGTTTGGTCCATGCTTTTTTAAGAATGCAGCTTGTCTGATTAAGGCTTTATCAGTAGCTGAAAGCTTACCGAAGCCGACACCGCCCTTTGTGCGCCGAAGTTTACCAGTATGTGTATCGAGTGCTGTGTCTTTTACTTTTCCTGGTACAACGCGCTGGTATCCGGCTAATTCCTCTCTCGAAGAGAGGTCGACGCCGGCGTTTCTTAATATTTGCCGCAGTCCGGGGATCCCCATGAATCCTCCATCAATGAGGTCAACGACGGTGAGGCCGGCCGCGGCTGCACCTAAAGGACCTGCGCCTCGGAGGCGTCCTCGCGCGCCGGTACCTATGCCTCCTTTCAATTTTCCTCTTGCACGATTTCGTTGAACAGCTCTAGAAGTTGCGTCCGTCATCCATTTTCGGCCTGCGCGAGAGTCAAGGTCCAAACCTTTTGGTGGCTTAATTCCAACTTCTCGGAAAGCTTGAAGCATCTGTCTAGTGGCCTCGTCTGCAACCTTTCCACGGGCGCCACCGACACGACGAGTTGGAGCAGGAGCAGGGAGTCGACCGCTTTTTGTTCGAGGAATTGTTCTCGTCGGAGTGGCGCCGCCTTGGCGTAAACGGTCTAACATTTGTTTTCTTTGTTGGCTCATTCTCTCAAGGTCGACCGGATCTTCAATAATCGTAGTGCCGGCGCGTTTGGGGACCTTTCTCGTTGGAGTGGGTGCGGCGCCAGGTCTTCGAGCGACTGGTCTCGTTGGAGTAGGCGTGGCGCCAGGTGTTCGAGTAATTGGTCTCGTTGGAGTGGGGGCGCCTGATCTCATGCGAGACATCATTTGTTTTCTTTGTTGACCCACCCTCTCAAGGTCGAGCGGATCTTCAATAATCGTTGTAGAGGCGCGCCGGCGGGGGCCCGAGGCCGGTGTTTGGTTTTTTGGAAGAAATTCTGGTGCGACGACGGGGGCTTCATGTAATATCATCTCATTGAGCAAGCCCTCAAGCTCTTCTTTAATTATTTGTTCAATTTGTTCTTTTGTGAATTTCATATTTGTTTCCTCTACGTTGGCATGCAAAGCGGCCAAGTAATCATCTACAGGACCGACCGTGCACCCAACTTTTTTACCATTGTCTTTTTTATAAACACATTTACCTTTCTTCTTATAAGGCATTTAGCAGCCTCTCACGACCACGAGCAAAACAAGAACTGCGCCGGTGACGAGTAACCAATTTTTTTTAACGAGTGCAAGTAAACTTTTCATTTTATTTTCCTCCATAAAATGCTGTTATTAATAAATAGTTCATTTAAGAAGTAAAGACGAAAACACTTATCCTAACAAGCTATGCAGGCGCAAAAGCAAATAATCTTCTGATGTTATGCGTTTAGATTCGGCTTTCCTATTTTGAAATTCTTTCTTTGACATTTCTCCAACATCTCCATATGGCGCGATGTCTGTTTTATATATTTCTATGCCGTACTTTAAAAGATTCTTGATTAGGAACGTTGCCTTTTTTTCAGCGTCAGGATCAAGAGCAATATAAACTGTCGAATCATTTTTGATAATTTCCTGAAATAGTTTGGATTGTTCTCGCAATGTTGACCCCAATATGGGAACAGAATTTGGACCTGCGACGATAGCGTCGAAGGCGCCCTCGACGATAACAAGGTCTTTATCAAAATCTAGATAAAGTTCGTTAAAAATAATATCACGTTTTGCTGGAGGGTTCATATATTTTTTCCAATCATCAGTATATGTCCTGGCAATGAAATAGTTTGCGTAACCTGTTTTACCAAAAGAAGGAATAATAATGCGACCTGCATATTCTCCTGATTCACAGTATCCAATTTTCCATCTTACGAAATCTTTCTTTGTCAACCCACGGGAAGCTAAATAATTTCTAGCCCTTAAAGAAGACATGGAAGAATTTTTATTGGCCAAGGAAATATATTCTTCTGGTAAAGGAATTTTTTGCTCTTCTTCAACAAGCTCTTCACCAAATAAATCCTCGCCAAAAGAAGAGATGTCAACTTCATTTGTTAGTTCAGACCAAGCTGACAGATCCTTAAATGTGCCATGGTTTCTAATTAATTTTCTAATCGAGATGCCATGGTAATCACAAATCCAACATTTAAAAACGTCTTTGTCAATGTTGACGGACATCTTTCTTTTATGATGATTACACTTTGGACAAAAGAAGAGGTGTTCAGAGCTGCTTAAATAGAAGTTTCCTAAAACCCTACGTAAGATAGCTAATTTTTTTCCTTCTGACACAGATTAAACCCAGCTTTTGCAATTACCCAACTGTCAACTTTGTCATAACATTCAGGCCGAATATTATTATTCCTCGTATAAGTTATAGTAACATCTGGAATATTGTCAAGGACATATTTCATAGCAACTTCTTTTCCTTTTTGCCCCTTAGAAACTGTTAATCCACAAGTTTTTCTTGCGCTGGTTGCTGCTATGTATTCTGGTTCCGCCTGCAATATTCTATATACCAACCATGACACCACCCCATTAAAGCGAGAGAGAGTTGACAAAGTTTTTGCCGACGAGAATCCAGATCTGAAACTCTGGAGAGATTGCTCGATATATACTCTTTTGATTCCAAAGCCGTCGTTACGAAGCTTTTCAATACGTTTCTCAACATGTTCTACCTTTTCGAAAAAGTTTTTAAATTTTCTTGTATCCCAGGCTTCATTGTAAACAATATTACCTTCTTTATCAAGCACTGTAGCGCCAGTAATGCTCGTGCTCACATCTAGTCCTAAAATCATATATCAAGCTTTATTTTAAAAGTGAAGTCTCTATCTTCTTTTTTCTTTACTGGATTTGCTAATTTCGCAACACCAATCAAGTTCTTATCCTTATCATATATGCCTATCTTAGAAATGTAAACCTGTTTTTCAAAATCTTCTTGATAATTTTTAAACTGACTTTTTGTTGTATTTTTAATTTTTACCTTCTCGTATTCAATATATCTTCTTTTGCTTGTCTCTGGTCCTTTTTGTGAACTTCCTGTCAGGCTGCTTTGGTAATCCAAGTAAGTTAAATTATTAGAGTGGTTAAGAACGCCCTTTGGTGCATGAGCAAACATCGTCATAGTATTAACATGGTTGGTGCCCTCAAAGTCTATTGAGAAACTAGATGAAGGGCAAAATACTGGTTGTGTTAACCACGTACCATAAGACCCACTCATTGCAGCAGAGTCAGCAACCGATGGTGCAGATCCTGAATTATATATTGTACTTTCTCTCATGGACGCGCCCCAATATAACCAGCTAGCATAGTCGGACGCAACGGTGGCGGCCTCGGCAATATATTTTTCTGTATGAGAAGGTCCCATTTTTGTATTATTTTTAGTCAAATCGTGACTAGCTGTAAGAAGCAAAACACCTTCGTTGTAGAGAACGACGCCGGCTACTGAGCCGCTGCCATTGCTTCCTGTGGGCCCAACCTGAATTAGCTCTCCGTTTCTCTTAATATCTCCAAGTTCGCCGACTAGAGTACCTGTCACATAATATTTAAGAAACACAGTACCTTTTTTAATTGACGAACCATAGAAAATAGATGGAACACTGATCATATTGAGACGAACTTTACCAAAATTTCTCTCACCATCTTTTCTTACATGGGAAATATATTTATAGTGAGGACTTAGATATGAATAATAATTTAGCGTGTTTTTAAGTGCTTCTAGGTGTCTGCGGCGGCGCCCCTTAGAGTTATATATTAAATTTGTGCCGTCGGCGGGGGCGCCGTGTGGGTAGTCATTTTCATTGTTATACCATACAGAACCAGAAAAGAAAACGTTTTTAACACCCTTGCCTGAAGTTCCGTTAAAAATAGTCTTATATAAAGAAAAAGGATTTTCAGAAGTTCCTGGCTTCAAAGGATTGCGCCCATCGTTTGTACCAGACATAACAATCTGTGTATATGTGTCATTTGGCAGACGATTTGCTCTACCTCCTGTGTCAGTAATGATAGGGAAATCGCCTGGCTCATGCCCACCAGTACTTCTATAATCGTTCCCTCCGTAGTTATAAAAGATTCTGGTTATGCTAGACGTCAAAGGATAGCTGCCAACAAGAGTATCTCCTTGATTATAATCTTTGAAATACTTATCTTGTCCGATGTTTTTAAATGATACAAGATCTCCGACATCTTTAATTCGAAAAGGAACGATTAATGATTTATCTGTGCCGTCTGCGTTTGTGCCTTGTCCATAACGACGATTGACGTTTGCCTCAAAAAGGTTAAGATACCCACTTTTTTGATCAGGGCGGGCGGCTGTTACACCACCAGGGTCCGACAAGGCTCCGCGCCGAGGGACGGAAGCACTTTGGTTATTATAGAAAACAGAACCGCTCCAAATAGAAAATGTATTTTTAGGATGAGCTTTGACTATGTTAAAGAATTTATCATTTTTTTCAAACTTATAGAAAGGCATGTTTTCATTCTTCTTCTTCTTTAATAATCTAATCTCACTCTCAAGGTCATCTCATTACTTGGAGTTTTCTTAAGAGGTTCTGAAAGTTTTCCTACTGCTAGCAGTTCATTATTGGCGCCGTAGAGACCGACAGTTGTTACATATGAAACAGACTGATCAGTTGCGCCCTCTTTGACAACGACTTTACTAGAAGATACATATGTCGGATTTGTACTGTAGTTAAAGTCAGTATTGTTAATACGACAGAAGTAAAGCGTTGAATGAAGCTCTGTTGTATTATTAAACTGAACGTTGTAAACTCTATTTCTAAAAGCATCAGCGGCGCCCGAAATAGTTGTACCAGTGAGGTGAGCTTTCATGTGCGGGCCGGCGTTGGCAGCAGTGCCAGATCCAACTAGGTCAATTCCTCGTGTTGAATCATCAACAGAAGCGCTTAGCAATGCTCCAGAACCACCGATTGATTGAAAAATAGATGCAGTAAGCACTACAATACCAGCTTGATAATAAATCAATCCAACACTAACACCATTCTTATCAGAATTACCAGAGTTGTGGTTAATCGGGCCTCCGGCTCCGCCGGCGTTTGTTGTAAGGTTTCTAGCTTTTAAAATTGCGTACTCTCCCGCTGGTGAATTAATTTTAAAATTACCATCGGTTCCGGCGGCGTGTGCATCGTCAATTCTAATTCGAGCTTTCCGGAAAGGCTTCCAAAAATTACCGCTAACACCAAGATCTAATTTAAAAGATCCTTTCTTGATTTCGTCTTTTACTAATAATCTACTGAATGTGAGAAAATAAGCTTCATTGATTTTATCGGTTGTTGTGGTTTCATCACCATCTGCATCAAATCTTTTAATTATTCTCGCAGAGCCAGTTGCTTCATACCCAACTAGTTGTTGTGCAAAAGTATTGTAGATATTAATTTTCTTAGCATTATGTTTATTGCTCGACGAAGAAACTGGAGATTGAGATGAATATCCTAATGATACATCAAACAAATGGTTCGCAGAGGAACTCAAATATGGGTAGTCGTATACAGACTGAAACATATTATGAGAATAGTTTTTAATATTTCCCTCAACAGGGTAACTAGGTAAATAAGTGCCCGATACAATCGATCCAGTAATCGGAATCGATTCATGTAATAAAGTTCTTGTGTTTTGGATATCTCCATTTCCAAAAGTTTTAAAAGTAGATGCCATCTTAAATCTCCATATTTATTTTACAGCGAAGAATCATATTTAATAAATCTCACAGGCACATCAATTGAATAGCCAGTTGTGAGCGCAGTGACTCGGACCAACGTATCAATATGCCTAACATTAAATGCTGCACCGGCCGAATCGGTAAAGGTGCTCGTCCCCCCCAATCTCTTAAACAAGAAATAATTCGTATCTGATTGTAAATCAAGAGTTGTTGCTAGTTTAAATTGTATTTTGGAACCGGGAGGTCCTGCCAAGACGCTTTCTGTGTCAGTAGCTTGAGTTAAAATTTCTTCACGTGATTGTCCTACAATATCACTTACAAATCCTCCCGTAGAGGTTAGTGTACCACCCCTATCTCTTGTACTTGATAGGAGGTATGTTGCAATATTATCATCGTCAACAAATCTTAAATTAGGGCGCTGGTTACCATTTAAACTTACAGGAAAGCCCAATCGATTGTCCATCTCAATCGTATACTGAGTTTCAAGCTGATCTGGGGACAGTCTCCTATCTTTAGGAAGTTCTGTTGTATCTAATCCTTGATCGATACGAACATAAGAAGCTCTGCGAGCTGGGTTTACACCGTTTAGGACGCCAGGTTGAGCATTAACTGTTCCAATCTTGTTCATTGTCGTTTGGTCTGCAGCAATTACATACAGTCCGGGTGTTGCGGAGTCCGTAGATAATTTTGTATTTTTTCCATCGGCAACAGTATTTTTCTTTAAGACGGGCATATAAAGAATGTTGGGATCCGAATACGAAACCAATTTTGATTTCAAGCTAACTGAATTATTGGTTATAGCTTCTAAAACAGGAGTTTGTAAGATTTCTAAGTCGTAGTATGCAGATCCTGATGGGTGGTTTTTATTGTAAAGACCATAATCAATTTCATCATCAGATAGTGCAAAGGACACGATTTTAAAGGTGCCGTCGCCCCTTGCCATTGCTAGCCTACCCGCGTCGGTAAGCACAGCATCTAAAATTATATCACCAGAATTGTCCAAGAATGCCATTATGTAACTCCTATATTCGCTAATAATTAATTAGTTTCAAATATTTATTTGTATTTATAAATAGTGTATTAACAAAACGTTACCATCGATTTTGATTAATTATCGTCTTGATCGGGAACATTTTCATTTTTATCCGCATGCGATGGATCAAACGGAAAATGTGTGTGTTTGAAATTTAAGTTCAAGTCTATTTTACGCCCAGTTGACTTAGATGTTAACCTAATTTTAATTTTTCTATTTTTAAGTGTAGATACATCAGGACCGATTTTAGACCCAATAATGAATCTGCTTTCAGGCGCATAAGATCCAAAAGTTGGAAATTCATTTTTCTTAATTGAATAATTTTCAGAATATTTATTCCATTCATCTTTGAATTCTTTTAACATTTCTCCAGTATCCGGATCAGTAAAATTTAATTTATAAGAATCATCTGATAATAGCTTTTCTAGACTTGAAAGATCAGATTGATTTCTAGATGGTTTTATATGGATATATCTCCTGAAACTCTTTTTATTTGGGAACGCCTCTCCTTTAAAAAATTCATCTATTGAATAAACTTTTATCACAGGATAAATGGCCACATCCGATGTACCATCGGATAAGGAAACCAATTCTATTTCATATATATGAGATGGATTAGATGGTCCGCCATGAGCGTCAATGGTTCGAAAAATATAATAGTATTTTTGATTTAATAGCAAAACATCATTGTAATGAGTTGCGTCCAAATCTGTGCTTAAATTAGTATACGCATTGGCAAAATCACTCAAAACAGTAGGCTTTACGTCCAATTTATAAATTCTGTAACCAGCAACATCGTCGTCGCTTTTAAAATAAATTTTCCCGGCGTTCTCTTCTTTCGGATTTTGTGATTGTAAAACACTAGCATAATATTCTTTATCTGCCTCCTCAATCGGAATGGGAACTCTGAGCCCGCTATTGTTATCATTTAAAAGTAATATTTTTACAAATCCAGGATTCTGGCCAGATGCTATAAATTCTGCTATTGGAGGTAGCGGTGGGGGTGAAAGAACCAAAGTTGTGCCCAATTCAGAATAAGGGACTTCTGTAATAATAACAGAAGGTTCTGTTACCATTTCCATAGTAGATTCAAAATATTTTTTGTTTCCTGCGTCTACAACTTCTGGAGCTGTCAAGTTTCTATAAAAATATTTCTTGCCCACAACCACTGTTATTAAATGAGCTTTATAGAAATATTTTTTACCATATTTTACATGAGTATCAATATAGTCAATTGACCAAGGATACCGCGGGTCGTTCAGATCTGAACTGTTGGGGAAATATATGTTTTGAATTGGTTTCTCTTTTGGCATGCCGGTCGTTTCGTCTAGCTCGTGCTTAGAAAGTCTTACCCCTATCACTTCATTATATGCTTTAAATTGTGCGTGGGGATCATCTGATAAAATAACTGGTTGGCCGTCGGGCATTTGAAATTGTTGCATTACCGTAAGATTAAATATATGACGCACAAAATCATATATATCTTGTGAGAAATAGTCGGCTAAAAGAGGATTGGTTGGCGAGTAATTTGGATCAATCTCGTCCAAGACTGCAGCAGGATTTGTTATAATCCCTTCGATAAATTCGTCGCCGGCGCCCATCTCTTTGTTAACACCCACTATAGCCTGGCGTATTTCTTTTTGATCACCAAGGTAGCCCTTATAACCATCATCTTCATGATAAATAAAATCACCTGATGGGTCTTTAAATTCTTTAATAAATTCTTTAAAGTCGATGACCTTTGCGTTAAATGGTAGTTCCAGTGTTTTTTTATCAGTCGTCTTGTTGTAATCAACCGGTGTAAAATTTGTTATAGAATCATAATATTCTTCATCTTTATCTAAAACTCTAGGATACAAGTGTTCTGGATTATAACCAAATTCTGTTTCTTTTATTGCTTTATCGGGTAGGTTCATCCAGGTAGATTTGTAAAAGGGCTGTGCTGTTGTATCTGCTAGTTTATCAAAAATATTCTCATAAAAATTGTATTCTTTAAACAGCCTTTTAAAACTATTACCAACATGTACACACTTTTGCCATCCGACACCAGAATTAATGTTTGGAATATTTTCAATTTTAATTCTGGTGCTCATTGGAAATATTTTTTGAGTATGTGAATAATCCATTAATTCAGATTGTCTAAAGAAAATATTTTTATACTTATGTTCTAAATTTTTTCTTATATCTTTCGTCATCTCAACGGTATATGGCTGCGTCGAGGGCTTCAGTTCTTCCATAACCACAGGCTCGGAAGGACCAGTGGCCTCTATGGACCATTTCATAAAATATTTTTTTAAAGCGCTGTCTTTGGATTTTTTGTATTGACCCTCGTATAATGTATCAATTCCGCTTCCCTCTCCGTCGCCTAAAAGAGAGCCCAACATTCTTTTTTCAAATTGCGCGATGTCATTAAATGGCTCTTTTATTGAAGGAGCATAGTTAACAAACTGGTTTTGCAAATTTCTATTTTGAATCCAATACAATCCTTCTTGTGTTTTAGTTTGCATTGAAGGAGTGTTGCTTCCCCCTAAAAATATATTACATTTTGGATCATTCCAAAAAAACATTTTTGTTTGGTCTAAAGAAGAAAACAGGTCGTTCAAATTTGAATTATGGATTTCGTCAATAAAATTATATATGTATGGAAATGCAGTTTCATTATAATTACCTGGGTTGTTTGCTGCAAAGCTTTCATATTCTGGAATGAAAAAAGAATATAAAGAAGACAAATCTTTAGAAGGGCTAGTATTTCCTAAAGCATCTTGGTTTTTAACTGCGATCGAGGGTGGTGCGGGCAGAATTTGTTTAAAAGAGTGGTCGTAATATCTTGTATTGAAAAGTCTTTTTGGTATCAAACCATCCGACCCATACGGTATTAGCTGTGTGCCATTTGGTGTTTCAACTTCAATTAAGGGTTCTATTTGCTTTTCAGCACCCTCACCAAAAATCATGTCTGTCCACAATACAATATTTTTATTATCAGCTGTATGAGGTTCATCATGGTCTTTACCAACTTGATCTTTCATAAATACTTCAGACCTGATTTTCACCGGATAGATTCTGTATATGTCGTTGAAATCAAAACATCCTCCAAGGTCTTCATCCTGCAATGAAGCTTCCCCAAACAATACATCAATTTTGACCTTAGAAGGGGGCTTTTTAATAAATTCCCCGTCAGTAGGTCCGCCGAGGTTACTTAAATTATAATAATACCCTCTATTGTTGGCTAGATTGTCGCCGGCGTAAGGAGGATTGCCCTGTTGTCCGAACAGATTAGTACTTATATAATTTCTCTCTATAGACATCAGTAACCTCCACTACCGCCTGTATTGCCAGGATTCATGACGGCGGGAGTTTGGGTCGCGACAGTTGGTGCAGATGCCTGAGCGGCTTGCGTGCGGCCCACCTGTCCTCCGCGGTCGAGGGGTCCTTGTGGTCTTGGGCGAACTGGCCTTTCAACATTGGAGCGACCTGTAGCAACTTGCGCATTAAATAAATACTCTGGCTGAATTCCTCGGGCGTAAGCTCGTTCAGAGTTGCTAATAATTTTTTCTACTTTTTGAGAAATTCTTGTTTTTAATTTAGTATCTCTGCCGGGGGAGGTCGAGTTTCCTTTAATTAAAAAATACTCATTATATATTGGAAGGTCTAACGACTCTGGGTATGTTCCCAATAGTGTCGGATTTTTATACCTGACAACTCTACATAACGTAAGTTTTCTATTTACAATATTATTCCACGAATCTGGAGTTATTGGTTGCCACAATGGGCTTTTTATATTGGTATCATTGTTTATTGTATTATGCCCGACATAGGCTTGTAACTCCACCAGTTGTCCATGCATAAGCCAAAACATTATAAACTTGCTTGTGTCTTGAAGTGGATTAAAATTAGAGCTAAATAACTCTTTCCGGAAATTGTTTTTAACAACATTGTTAATACCATGATGAAGTAAAGATTTTAATTGCATCGGCATTTCTTTTATGATTTTTTGCTTTTCGGGTGAAATTTGATTTGCTGGGCGTTGTTTCATTGCCGGGGTAGTTCTTATATCAACAGCTTCATTTCTAATGGTATCTTCGCTTTTGACTCCATCTAAAAATGCAATCACATTATCCGGATTTCTTAGATTCCATTTTTCTAGATCTTTAATGGGCTCAAGTGTTTTTAAATAATGTGCGCCGAGGAGTGACAACATAACCCCGTTGCCGGCAGTATTTGTTTCAACAACTCTTCGAAGATTTTTATTTTTAGATTTGTACCGGCTGTTACTTTCTTTATTAATCATGTCAATCAATTCTTGATCATCTGTAACCTCTTTATTAACAATAAATTTAGTTGTTTTTCCAAAATAATTGTCCGCAATTGCATAATTTTGTTTTTCTAATTCCGATTCCGCTCTGTTGTTTACAATTCTATTAACATCTCTAAATGCTAAATACGAATTAATTTTTTCAGAATAAGAATGCTTTGTGTAGTCTGTCATGTTGTTTTCTATTTGTGACATGTTATAACCCATGATATCCAAAAGAAGAGCTACATTTTTATTTTTATTAAATATGTTTTCCTCTTCATCAATTAAATTAACTGTTTTATCACCACCCAATGTAACATGTGAAGGTGCATAATATCTGTGTTTGTTTGCTAGTGTAAAGCCTTTATTTGTATAAACTTTCTCGTCAACTTTTAAAGAAAGCGTTGGGTTTTCATTACTGTAATACCTTAATGTTTCAATTTTTGTTCTCTTCATTATATCAGAAGCGTTGTATGTTTTTAACCCTTCTACAGCTTCACCTGTGTCAAAATATTCATAACCATAATTTGGATCAATCGATGCATTAACTATTTCGGATGTTATGTTGTTATTGCTGTACCCTTTATATGAATTGCCAAAATATTTTTCTAATTTAAAAACAGACATACGCGGTGTTGACTCATTTTTAGAATGTAAAGCATGAGTTATTTTTTTTCTATTGTTCAAGCTCGAATCAAAAGTCAATTTATTTCTAATTTTGCTTGCAAGCTCTAACATCGTCGTCCTTACAAAATCCATATCTTTTGGATTATTACTTATTGGACATGTTAATGAAAATAATGTTCTAGCCATATCAGCCTGCAGCTCCTCATTGAGCTGTGGGTTATGCCCCATAAACATATTAATAGTTTTAATAAACTGCATCAGCAAGCTCGACCATGGAGTTCTGGGCCCGGAGCTAAAATTTAACACTGTGGTGAGCGACATAAAGTTTTCTGTATATTTTTTATTATATTGATTATACCCGGCTCTTCGTGCAATGTTTGCGACCCTTTCATAGTTTTTAATTGACCTTTCAAAATTAGAAAGTTTGCTGATTAAAAAATTCTGCGTTCTGTCTTCTATCTCTAGCTCGATGCCGTATTGAAAATGCCCCTCTGTCACTTTAGCAATTTGTTTGTCACTAACTTGAAGAAAAATAATATCGCCGGTATTGCCCAAAGACAAATCTATATTATTAATACTACCAATCTCTTCTTCAGTATATTTATCTTTTTTCGATGCTTTAAATTTTGAAGAGCCTGTTTTAATGATGGGCACATCAAATGTTTCTACAACGACATGGTCATCGTATGATCCATCTGGATTTGTAAATGATTTAATTTTCTTACCTCGAAGACGATCGAAACTAGTTTTGTTCTCATCAACACGGCGCCTTATAATTCGAAGCTTTCTTATTTTGGAAGCGGACAACAAGTCATGAACTATAGCATCATCCGGATTGTTATATAATTTAGCGTAATGACTATAATTCTTAAATATTTTTTCTGTTTTTATACCAAAAAGTAAATTTACCACGCCGTTGCGGTTTCTATTAAGATATAAGTCTGTAAAGAAAACATCATCATTTTTTTTATTATAATTGATTTTAGATTTAATTGTATTTGAAGCCTTAATCATATCTTTCTCATTTTCTTTAAAAGATATATCTACTTTTTTAAATCTATCAAACACTCTGTAGTCGGCAATTTTGATATTTGGGATAGTAGATGAAGCCAATTTTTCATCACGGCCTATATTTTTTGTTAGTCCAGTATAGGCTTCACCTGTATCTCTATGATATATTGGACCAAAAAATGGATCACCGGTATCTTCAAGAGAATAATATTTTGATGTTTTTAATGTTTTCTTATTTCTTATAACTTGTTCTGCAGCAACCTTACCCAAAGAAGAAATTAATGGCAAGCGACTCCTTTTCTCGCGATGCAACATATCCATATTTGGATCATAATAACAAGCTGCAAAATATGTTAAATGCGACGGATTATCATTCGGTATTGAAAATATTATTTGGTATGGAATATCATACACTTTATATTCACTTGTTCGTGTTGTCAAATAATTTTTAATTTCAAAACTATCTAACTTTTGTAAATCAATATCTCTACATATAACGCTTGTGGCAGCCCCTTCGGCGGACGTTTGAGATATTTTATCATAATATCCTCCGGGAAACATTTGAATTGGGCTTCGAGATATCTCCCTCGTGGCGCCCTGAGATAAACTCTGTACTACTCTTATTTTAATATTTTTATTAACTTTAGAATTATTAAGCCATGCTTTGTGGTTTGAAGAATCCACAACTTCTTTTACATATAGATTTACTGTTACAATTAATTGGGCGCCTGAACCGCCTTGAACTCTAGAAGAGTAATCATCGTTGTATCTATCAAGCGTTCTATGGTCTTTTGAAACTCTACTGTTGCGAGTATTTTCTCTCTCCTTTAGAGAATCATAGCCTTTTGATATTTTTATACTGCCTATAAACACATCAGGCACAGATTGTCCGAATCTATTTGCTACAATACTCATTAACAAATTTCTCCCGTATCTTCCAGTACATCGCCATATAAGTCGGCACTATTCACATCTGTAGAGAAAATCTCAACGTCTGCACAGTTAATTTCAATATCGGAAAACAAGTTTTTCTTCTTTAATTCTGCTCTTGTATTACATATCACCTCTTCAGAAATTTCTTCGTCAAAAGTAATCTCTAAAAAATTAGCAAGAATATTTTCCATTTTAGGCGGCAAATAAACTTTTTTCCGGTCTTCATCGTTGATATAAGGAGCGTAAAACGCATTTTCTGTTTTTGCTTCAGGATTAAAATATAATTTAATCCATCGCTCGACGTCTAGTCCTGAATCTTCTATAAGAAAAGCCTCTACTTCATAATTGTCTTTTCCATAGGGCACATTATCTTCTTCTATTTCTAGTAAAATTTCACCTCTCTTAACTTCATAATACATTCCGTCTTCAAATGGAACAATTTCATCAGCTCCAACATGTGTTAGTGCGTTGTTAACTGCTATTGCACTAGTGATGTCTTTAGCAAAGTCTATATTATATTTTTCCACAGTGGTAAATTTACATTCTATTTCAATTTGAGGTATCTTCAACGTAGGAAAGCGATTCGTATAAAGTTGCTCAACAGAACTACTAATCTGTCCTTTATAGCACTGCACGTCCCATGAAGGAGCATACTGATTGCCCAAGTCTGAAGTCCCGATTGGTTCTTGCATAATATAATTGTTAAGGATACCAAATTCGTTGTTGTAATTATAGGTGGTTGATAAATGGAACTTAACCCATTCTGCCAATTCGGCCGGGATATCAGGCGCGACGGCATTAATCATATCTTTTTCAGAAAAATATTGCAACCATTGTTCATGAATCTTTGCATCATAGAAATCTGGACTAAAGCCCAAATCTTCGAAGCTAACTAATCCTGAGCCGGCTTTAAAAAAAAGATTGGCGCCTGCGAGATTAGTTCTATCTTTTTTCTCCAATCGTGTAAAATTATATTGAGCTTTTAATCTTGGCGTCTCTTCTTTAATTCTTTTAGTAATATAGTTCTGTTCTTCATCCGGTGATCCGGCATAACGAGCATCATATAAAATATCCTCGTCAAAAAAAGCATAATATTCTGGCTCTAGTTTTCCTTGAGCTAGAAGCTTCTTGCCATGAGAAGTTAACTGTATATCAAATACTTCTTGTTTTTGATCAAAAAATGACATTTATATTACCTTTTTGTTCTATTATTACCTTTTTCATTTAATTTTTTAACTGATGGGGTTTTTGTACTGCGACGTTTTCTTGTATTCGGACGATCGTTGTCCTCTTTCTCTGCTACGCGGGCGAGGGCTTCGCCAATCATGCGCGCTGGAGCAGGGAGTTCTTCTTCTGTCTCTTCAACTGTATGTGGTGTTATTTTCACATCTGCCTCAAGTTGTGCTAGCTCAACCATAGAAAAGAAATCATATGGCCAATTATAACTATATAATGGCTCAACTTCTCTCGAACTTAATTGTACCGCTTCTTTTGGATCAAGTTTACCAGAAGCAATATCTAGTTTTTGATTTTCTTCAATTTGTAATAATAAATCACCTCTAGTTTTTCTTAATGATTTATAATAGTTCCATTCCGCTTTTTGCTTGACTTTAAAAACAAGCCACCTTAAATCTTTATGTAAAGAAACAAAACCAAATTTATTATTATTCTCATCTATTTCTTCTGATTCCTCTCTTAGTGCCTGTGATAACAAAGGATGTGATATGGTTGATGTGCTTTCTCTAGGCTCCTTAATATTCGCTCCCAAATCTGGTGGGAGATTTTGCCACATATCTACTAAATCTTGCTGACTAAACTCATGCTCAAATTCAAATATATACATTGCAAAAGGTTTGACCTCTGGTGTATTAAATTTCCCATGGAATGTTAAGAAATCAAATTTAGGAGGCAATACATAAGTTCTCATTTTTTTAATCATATTAACAACATCTTGTCCTGCAATTGTTAATAATCTTTCTCGTTCAGACTCGCTTGGTTCTCTATCATAAGCAATAGCTGCGTCAATCCTCTCTCTGTTAACAGAGAATAAAACTTTCTTGTTTTTGATAAGTCTAAATGGTATTGCAATAATTGCTTCTTTGACTTTCTTCTTGCTGGGTACTTTACCCACTTTATGATTTCCCTTCTTAATACCCATAGCGTCGGCGAGCGATGGCTTATTGTAGCCATCTGCAACCTCAATAACAACGCCTTCTTCCGGGTTAGAGGGCAAAACTCCATATTGGTGCCACATTCCTTTGGCTATTGAGCCAGAACCGTACTTAGGCAACGTTGCCGATACATTTTTAAAATTAAGCATCGGTGTTTCAAATTTCGTTTCAATAATTAATTTTCGGCTTGCTTTATCAAAATCAAGCACAGGGGCCCCGAATTTTAATCCGTCTCGGGTTTCTTTGGCTGTTTTTTCAAAATCAAATAATGTTTCTGTGAAGTTAATTGAAGCACTAATTTGCATAGCATTTTTTGCTGCGATTGTGCGTCCGACCATACCAATTCTAGCAGAATCAGGTATAACCCCATTTCTTGCATATGTTATCGTTGAGCCAGAAAGAATTGTCAACAAATCAAATCTAGAATTATCTAATGTAGGATCATGTTTTACAGGATCAAATTCGATCTTGACCAATGAACCACTATGAGGTTGTTGATATCCATAATCGTAATCTAAATCATAATAAGGAGGTGTGAATGGCGCGTACCCAGTAGCCTTTCCTCTACCAGAGTTGCTAGGAGAACCAAAAACTTCATTTGTAAAAAGAGTCGTTGGCATCGATGTTGATTGTGTAAAAGCGTTTGCAACCGGTGGGCCAAATGCATGCGGCTTATCATACATTGAAAAAGAGCCTGTTTTTTTGATTATGATGAACATCTCATATGGTACCGTACCTGACATTTGTCCAAATCTGGGATCGAGATCGCCAAATTCTGATTTAATAGGCGCTTTGTCGACAAAAAAGTGCATTGTTTCCGCCAAGAAATTGTGCATTGCTAACTTATACCTCTTATCTTTTGTTGAATTAAAGGCTGCGCCAACATCCGTAGCTACGTTAGATGCTGATGGATGTGGTTCAGAATCTCGCATTCGCAAACCTCTATAAAATTCTGATGGATCTAAAACACTTTCGAATTGTAATCTTTTTGAAAAATCACGATTTAAGCGAAATCCATAATCATTTATACCCTGAGTAGTTTTAAAAGAGGCTGATGACTCGTAACTGGCTGAAACAGTTGGCAAAAGTCCAGAAAAATCAAAAGTATGCACTGGGTAGTCAACGGCTATACCAGATTTTATTGTATTATATACAATACCTGGTGCAAAATATGGCGCCGTAATAGCTCTTTTATATCCTAACTCATTATCTGCTAATTGTTTTGCTATACCCGGTACCAAAGCTGTATCGAAAAATGACGCTGAGAATAAGCTAGCTAGATCAAGTGTTCTTAAAACGGGATAAAACCCACTATAAGGCAAAAACTTCATGAGAGCCTTGCATTTTAAAGTAAGTGATGTGTCTTCTGCTCTTTGTATTTTAGTACCATTACTAAATGTTGTGTTACGATGCTCCTCTACTATGTTAAAATGCTTAAGGAAATCACTATGAGCATAATCCTTGTAGAAGCTATCATTTGTACTATTTAATTCAGCCGTGCCTGTTAGTGTCAAAAATCCTTCGTTATCTGCTAAAAAGTCGGATGCTTTAGTATTCACATAATAATCCATATGTTCACTAATTCTAAATTCTGGTAATAACGAGAAATCTTTACCTTGGCGGCGCAAATCTTCAGCCCAATTTTCGTATGTACCTTGTGGGAAGGGTTGTTTACCAGACTGCTGACCAGCCTCCCATTTTGTGTCGCCGGCCAACATATACGTCAAAGTTTTGGTTCCGCCGGTAGGAATCCAAACATTTTCAATCGCTCGGCGAGCATATATTGGACTCATTTGGGCGCCACGACCTTTAGAAACACCGCCAGAACTTTTAGCTGAGTCAATAGTGTTCCATTGTGGATACATACTCCACAATTCACCTAATCCGCCGGAAATCATTGGGGCGATGGCGCCGGTGCCGTGAGCAGTACCGGTGGATCCCAAACCATTAATTGTAATAGAGGTTTCGAAAGACGTATTTCCTAAATTATCAGCAGTTCTTGCATCGAGCGGCCACATGCTTCCCGTGTCCCCAATACAAGGTCTTACCGCAGTAGAGCCACCGCCTTGATCTTTTGTCGTCCATGATTTTCCAAATGAGTTTATGAACCCTTTTGCGCTTCCGTTTGTCCACGACTCGTGAGGTATTGGATTTTTAATAATCCTATTGTTTCTATTTTCACGCCAGAACGAAATAAAATAGTTTTTTCTTGTGTATGTTTTCGAAAGATATTCATTTTTTTCTCTTGGCCAAACTCTTTCTTTGTAATTTAATGAAACAAATTTTTCAACCGGGGTGGTGTCGCCGGCTAAACCATTATATAAATAAATCGCAGTTAAATCTTCGTAAGGAAGATCTTCTGTATTGACATTAACATTCATTAATGTATCAATTTCATTTCTACTAAAACTAGCTAATTTATTGCCATATGAATGTTCTAGAGTAATTAAATCCGCCACTAATTGATTCGGATCTCTTTTTACTTCGTTTTGAATGCCTTGTCCAGCGCGGGCGTCGTCGACCGCGTTTAGATCATCTGGCTTGTATAAGAACCTATGTCTTAATGGCTTATATCGCGAAGTAACTACTGGTTCCGTAAAAGATCTGAAATGTGGTGAGCGCATTTCTTTATAATAATTGCCATTGTCATCTGTGAACAGGCGCGCGGGTTTTTGAATACATATTCTGTTGTTTGCGCGCATGTGACGGGCAACCGGATGTTCTCCAGCTCTTGTTTGTTTAAATGACGGATAATGATAGGGCCCGTTGTGTTTAAGCAAATATGTATTTAAAACATCTCTTCCGGCGTTGACAGTGGTTGTCATTAGTTTTGTATTAAAACCAGAGCCGCTTAAGAAATTTTCGCTAGCTGTAACGGCAGAAACAATATGTGTATTTAGTCCGACGAAATCTGTCACCCACCGGGAGCCGGCTGCAAAGCCTGATGGTTTCTTATTTTGATCATAGGCCCCAAATGTTCTGGCGCCGGAAGCAATATAACTACTAATTTCACTTGAACTAATAGTTGTGATCGATGGAGTATAGATGTAACCATTTGATTTTGCTTTTCTTTCTTCACCACTTGGGTGCGCATGCCTTAGTGGAGCGGAATCGCCTATAGGGTGTGTATTTAATGATGAAGTGATCCATGAATATTGACGATCAGAAGAAGGAATCGGTGTAATCACAAAACCATTATTATAAACTGATGATGTTAATACTGTAGATCCTGGTCTTTTTAGTAATAATATATGATTATTGTGTATGTCATGAAAAGATGCTGTTCCTGCCCTTCGAAGGTTAAAGCCAGGGTTACCTATGTATTTGCCTTCGGCTTCGCTTAGAAGCGTTTTTAGGGGCTGTCTGACCGACAAATTCCTGTAGTTTAAGTTATTATATACACTGTATGTTCTAGAAGCTTCATCCAAGAAGCCAAGAGAATTGACTTCGGGACCGCCAGGAGCTGAAAATCTATCATTAATAACAGTTTTCTGTCTTGTTGAAAGATCTCTTAGCGTAGTTCTTTCGTCTACTTTGTAATCTTGCAAGTCACTGAAAACAATAGATTTAGAATCGGATCCAGAACTTGGAAGATTGCCTGTATGATGTACAAACCAAAGATTGTTAACATCAGAACCAACAGTCTGTACAAGTTCATAATTGTGATGATAGTTTCCAAGTATTCTTAGTCCGTTAAATGATGACGTGACTGTTTTGATATTTTTAATGTTGACAGGTCTTTTAACTAATTCTTCGCGGTAAAATGAAGATCTGGCTTTGTGGAAACCATTCCCACCAGGGCCGTGAATTTTTGCTGCTTTATTTATACCACCGGTAAAGTTCGTTGGGAAAGTAGCTGTTGTATTGGCATTCCAGTTACTATAGTTGCTAAGCACTATGGCTGAGTTTCCTGCCTCTCCTTTAACGTCTTGAGTTAAAAGCACTTCACCAGTGGCTCCGCCGCCGGATGTTGCGGTAATATTTAGGGATGATGCATTAACACTACTAATGAGGATTGAAGCCATTCCTGCGGCGTTATTGGTAGGAGGATCCATAGCCGTATTTGTGCCGGCGGCGCCGTCGCCGTCATTATCAACTTCGAATACTACCGATGTGCCTTCCGTGTCGGTCAATGTTATTGTGGTAGTTTCGTTTGGTTTATCAGTAAATGTGAATGTCGCGGTGGCGGCAACTTCATCTGTAAAACGTATTCTCCACCCCTCAGCTCTAGTTAACTCGTTATCAGTACTAGTTTTTATTGTATTGACAACGTTAATTGGTGTGTGACGATAACTAAGCCCCCCAACATGTTCATTGGTAAAAGGGCCCTGCATGGGAACTTCAGAATTATAACTGTCATGGTGCAAATTGGTAAATTCATAACTGGCTTTAAAATTTGTACTTACTGGACTGTTTGTATCATTTTTTTGTTTATAAATTGTAAATGGCGCCACGGTGTCTATTTTTGAAACATTTTCCTCCTCAATAAAGCTACCAGCTTCATTTTTTTGGAATACTCTAGCTTGTCCACTAAACCTTTCCTTTTCTTGTCGATGAGGGATTGTATCTTGCAATCCATATTCTGAATTTAATTCCGTCACATCAACTTTAATATAGTCACTATTAGTTTCAGACGATCCTCTAAACGGCAAAACGTCTTTTTCAAAATTAATTTTTTTGTTTTTATATTGATTGTTGCCTTGTTCGATTGGAAACACGACGCCGGCGGAAATACCAGGAGATAATCTTCTGTTATAAAGTGAAGAAATGATATTTTTTCTCAATACCTCTCTGTTAGCATCTACAATAGAGTTGCCTATAGTATTTTTGTTCCTAGCACTAATTTCATGATTTCTAAGTGTTTTGGCGCCTTTATCGGGGTTAACAAAATAATTTGTTGTCTGATTGATTGGGCCGTCGGCTGGTGCTAAGAAGGCATGCCTAGAAGTCTCTGTCGTTGGGTCTGCGGCGCCCCCCTGAGTTTGTTTAGAATACTTTTTATACCCTGGGGGTGTGTCGCCAATAATCATGTTGGTACCATGATGCGGCGGGAGTGGTTTATATTCCGGTTCAAAATTAACGTCAATATATCTAACAAACGGATGCTTATATTTATTTCTTTCAAGAAGGTGGCTCTCGACAGTTGTTCTAATATCACCAGAAACATTGGCTGATACAGGTACAATACTTTCTAACATCTTGTTGATTGTAAAATCAACCCACTTATAAAATTCTAAAAACCTATCAAAATCAACGGATTTACCAACTCTTTGAAAGAATATATTCCTCAATTTATTTAATTGTTTATATTCTAAACGATATCTATGAACAGGGTGTCCAATAATATTATTAAACTCTAATACTGTAGAAAACATGTTCAACATTTGATCAGAAACAATTTGATACGGACTCTTTTCAATAGCCGCAAAATAAGTTGTTGGCCTTTGTGTTTTCGATAAGACGTCTTGATCAAAGTTTTTAATTTCAATCTGATCGGAACTGTTTAAAACTTCTGGAGCTTGCTGTTTGGAAGTAAAAACAAAATTTTCAACAACAGTTTTGGTGCTATTTGGCTTAAATCCTAGACCAACACCAGAATTATATTTTTCAATAAACGGTGTGAAATCGTTATATGCGTCGGCTGGCGAAGGCATTGACGCCGAAGAAAAGTCAAAGACGTCAAAACCACCAATCGGGCCGGAGCCAGAGATATTTTCAAAGTTCCAATGAAGAGCCAGTGTCTTATAATTAGGGACATAAGCTCCTGATAAAGTGTTCATGTATTTTTGATCATTATGAGGAGCGTTTCCTGATAGTGATATAAGTGAATTACCATAAGGCGCCGAAACACCATAATTTGTTATGTCTTTTATGTGAGACTGAAGTTCTTGGTCTGTTAAATTGTTGTGCCAAAATCTTACAGAAGTCACGTCAACGTCACTTTTGCTGATAACACTACCTGTGTAGTTGATTCTGTGTGAACCAACATAAATCTTCTTAGAGCTTGTTAAGAAAGCCGTAGCTTGATTAAATGTTAAGTCCTTACTTAAAGTAAACTCTTTCTCTATTGTACCTAAATTAGCATGGGCGCCATGAAAAATCAATTCGTATGAGGCACTAGTATACATAGCTGTGGCTGCGGCGCCAACCTTGCCTAAATTTGTGTAAGTATAGAATTGTTCATGGTTTTTGGGACGAATACGGGCACTTAAATTCCAATGTTCATTATCATAAACGTTTTTAACCCACGAGCTGGACATTGCAATTGCTCCACGATAGGAACCTGATATGTGAAAACGAACATGATGTTTAAATTGTGGATGCTTCTCAGCAAGAATATGTAAATTTGCTGCGTCCTCGAATGAACCTGGGGTGTTGAATCCCTCTTTTGACCATGTATTTGAATGCGAACCAAAATCACCTGACGTGTCGACTGTATGCATACCAACAATAGAGGACGTCATTTCAGTACTGAAATTATTTGAACCTTCCACATTCTTTGGAAAAAATACATTAGTTTCCAAAGTCATTGGTATGTCGTATAAGCTTTCTCCGCCTTGGAGATGCGAAGCTGCGTGGGCATTATAGAAAGCCGTTTTTGAAGCATGCCCAAAAGATCCTGTGCTCTGATATACCGTTCCAGTAAAATTAGAATCGGACATATTGAGAAATCTTTTCTTTACAGTTGCATTTTTAAAATTCTCTCTGAAAAGATACTCATTGTTATTGCCATAATAATTTACTTTTACTAGATCATCGCCCAATCCAAGACATCGCAAGAGAGCAGTAACAGATTGCTCAGTACCTTTTGTTTTATAAATGTAAGTCAAGTTATTATATATGTTTTGATAGATTCTATTCTTAATATCATGAAGTTTGTCTTTGATAACAAAATCTTCTGTTTGGTTGCTATAGGTCTCTATCAAGTCAGAATTATTAAAAAGCTCAGATATATAAAAACCCTTGTCCTTGAGAAGTTGATTCATAAACGGATAAGGCTTTTGGCTTCCGCTTGGATAGTTGACACTCTTAAGTTTGTGTATTTGAGAAATTTGCAAGTGAAGAGAATCAAAGTAGCTGGCCATAATCTGAGTTAATTTATGAAGCTGTCCTTTTTCGTCGTCTTCAATAACCCATTGAGGGAACGTGTAGTACAAATATGAAGGATTTGTATCATCATACATTGAGCCTGTAAGTTTTTTCTGAGTTATATATGCGCTTACATCTGGATGTTCATCATAAATAATAGGATCTTTAAACTCAAATTTAGCATATCCAGAATTCAACATAGCTGATCCGGTTGCTCTGTGATTACTAGCAGCGCTGTATCCAACAAATTTACCATTTGATACGCGACCAGAGTAATCTAATATAATTTCATCGATGGTTGATGTAGTGGTAATCCCTTCATTAAACTTATAATACAAGCCCAATTTTGTGTTTGCGTCATCAGTGTTAGATCCACCGCCAACTTGTCCAAACCAGTTAGTTCCAATTTCTTTTGCAGTTCTGCGTGTTTTCCAAAATCTAAACTCATCTATCGACGCACTTAAAGATCCGTGACCTAATTTTGCAATCGAATCTAAGGCATAAGAAGTTCTATGGGCAAGAGCACCAATTGTAGAAACTATTGGCTTATTTTGTGACCAAGATATGGCGCCGGAAATAGCATTTATGTTTGAACCAGTAACAATTGTTTCTATGTACTTGCCATTGTGATACATCTCACATTCAATATTATTTGTTGTAGCATTCTTAAAAGTAAATGCATAGTGTTGCCACTTATCATCGCCAACTTTAGAAGTTGTAAAGCCAGCTCCGTGAGAACCTGTTGTTCCGATTGTAGCCAATTTTACGCCAGCAGTACCAGAGAATGCTGTTAATAAAAACACCGTATCTGCTCTTGTCGAATCCATTTCAATTCGTAATCGGCCGTATGCTGTGCTGGAAACTGGCTCGTGATTCCATAAATCATAGATAACTTCTCTTTTTGTTTTCAGAGAGCCAAGAAATCCGTTCTTTTTTAGCCAAAATTCTACTGTTGCTCCATCTTTTGACATATCAACAAAAAGATTTTCTGCTCTGTTTTTAGACAAATCATATACATTGTCTTTGGCCATTGAGCCAGTTGTTAAAATGTATTGTAGGTCTCCACCAGAACCATAGCTTCCAGAGCCCGGAGACGGTCGTATATTGTTTAAAACAATATGTCCATTTGTTCTAGGATATTCATCTTCAAAAACATAGTTTTCAAAGTACGACGAGCTGTTGTGCCACTCTATTTTTTCTTTTTCAGACCCGTCATAAGGATAAGAATCATATATATTGGCCGCTGCGTCGACATAATATTGTTCTGCAGAGCCGTAGCGCACCCAGTTCTTAGGCTTAGAAAAGTCAATCTGAGGTGTTACTCTCTCTTTGTATATTTTATAAGCCTTTAGATATCCTTCGGACTCTGTTTTATTGCCCAAAGTACCTAAACTAGAAGTCTGCGCGATTATTTTCTGCGAATTCTTCTCAAACAAATTTTTTAAACTATTGTAAGACATACATCAGACCAATTACTCTTTCTTCTCAACTCTAAATTTAAATCTATCTTTTTGAACCACCCATTTATCACCGTCATAATAGGAATATTCAATTCCATAGGCCACATCTGGCTTGAGCAATTTCATATCCAAATCAAAAAAGTTGCCGTTGCTGTCATACGACATAAGTGTTTCGCCGTCTGATGAACCTGTGCAGTGCCTAATAATTTCTAAGTCGTCTTTAACTCTATAAACTTTGTAAGAACCACTTTCAATAATCATATTTTGTGCAGGAGACGAAGCAACAGTATAATTGTTTGGTTGCCAATGCTTCATTCTATTATTAACTCTAAACCTAACTGTTTCGTTTGCGTCATATGAACTTTGCAGATCTGGCATTGAAACAATATATTTAGTATTTGGACTTGCTATGGAAGCTGACAGGAACATTGGATTAAAGGCGCCTGTGGCATATTGCACTGTACCAGCGTTTAATACCGATCCTGACGCATTGTGCCACACATCGAATACCTTTGTAAGTATTCCTTCTGTGTTGCCCGTGAGAGCGAAACTAGCGGTGTATATACCAGTGCCTTGCCAAGCGTATCCTCCAGTAATATTTGTCATAATTGTCTGACTTATGTTTTTGCTATCGCCTGAAGCTGACAATTTGCTACCTGTGGGAAAACTGTTATCAATACTTCCAGAGTACAAACTTACATAGATCGCTACTTTTTTGCCAATTCCTTTAATATTCTTTAATCTACCTCTTACAAAATTATATAAGTATAGAGTATTCCTGTTATCTTCAATATCTCCCAAGGAGCTACTGTAGTAGAAATTAGATCTGTCATCTGTAAGATGTCCGTCCCAGCGAGCCTCAATAACAGGTCGTTTAAAGAAAAACTCACTCGTTCTTCCATGGAATTTTTTAGTGTAGTAAGATCGCTTCGCACCTGCTGCGTTAACGGGAACCGAAGGTGCTGGGCTTTTATCTGATTTATCGACTACTTCAACATAAGCTTCTTGTGATCCAGTTAAGAATATGCCAACTCCATAGTTAGGTTTTGTACCGGCCATCCATTCTTCTACCATTGATGTAATATTAACTTCTATATCTTCTGGTCCGTCTTTAAAAGTTTGAGTATAAACTGGTTTTACATAAAAATCTCCACCAGGAGTGTGCCATCGATTTGTGTACGATGCTGTCATCCATGTTGAACCAGTAATTGTTGGAAATCCCTTGTCCTTGTACTCGTCCATATCGACTCCGCCACCTTCATCCCACGATTGAGATATAGGAAGAAAGACTAGCTTGTAGTCGCGTGGAAGAGTTTGTGAATGCTTAGCGTTGTACATTCTTAAATAGAAATTGACGTTGCCAGATGCTGGTACTGTGCCGGCAGTTCTGTCTGTTGTAATATCTGTGATAGGAAACCGAACCAACATCCTTGCTGCCTCGGCTGAACTTGTTGTGGCTTGTCCGTAAATAGAGAATACTTCTAATATATCTGATGCTCCCATATTTGCATCGTAACCACGAGAAGTTAGGCTGTGCTTGAAGGCATTTGTTATTGTGTTGTCTTCTGATGCCTTGTATCTTTTAATTCCCATTATATAACCGCTCCCTTAATATCATCACCAAACTTAATTTCAAAACATATGTTTTCTTTTGAATTGACAATTCTACCATCAGAACTAGTGTTTTGTTTAATATTGTAATAAACTCCCGAATGATTTGAAGATGTTTTATTGTTGATTTTTACGTCAACCACATCCAAAACTTCATCAACCTCTTTCAATATTCTATAAACTTCTGTAATATAAAATGGTTCACCAATATTCATTTTTGGAACCATTATTTCATTCTTCAGAGAAGATAAAGCAGCGACGAGAGCATCATGTTTGTCAACATTTTCTTGTGCTAAAATTGTAAAATCTATACCAATATTTACTACGTGCGCATCCAAAATATCAATTGAGTCATTTATCATTTTATTTAAATTTAAATAAGATTTTAAATTTTTCTTAATAATCGCAGGAGTTCTTATCAAGTTATCTGATGTGTCTTCAGACAAAACATACACATTGATATTTCTTTTGAATGCATCGTTATCTTGGAATACGTTTGTTCTTTTAATCGCGCCGAGGGATCGGGGCATTCTATAAATTAAGCTAATATAATCATTTTTTGTAACAGCTCGATTTTGAGTAGCATAACTATCATAAGCTAGTGTTTTTGCTTCAGCAATTTCAATTTCTGAAACGTCTCCGATGATGGGCGATGGATTGTCTACCTCTAAACTGGAAATAATTTCAATTCTAGTCGATGATGGAATCGTCACTTCATTTTTGAAAGTTATCTCTGCATCTACAATTTGTGTAATAGAATTTGCAGAAGCGTTGACGTTATCGACATTTGTTGTCCTATACACAACTGTTAATGTTGTGTCCGATGGCCCGATACCAAATTTGTCGTTAGAAAACATATTATTTGGATCATATGAATTATCAGATATATAATCTTTTGCATGCAATTGCATTACGACTTCATTTGGATCAACAAAATCTTTATTTAGTACATCGTTGTTAGAAACTGTTCCGAATTGCATGAATGGGACATTAAATTCATCGCGCTCGACGGAAAATCGTCGTGGTACTGTCATCGGCTTGAGTACTGAAGGGGCGTCTAGTTCGGTAGAAGGGTCTGAATTATTCGTAGTGCGGTATACTACATCTTGCGACAAATAATCAACTTCAAAATATTCATTTCCCTCTGTGTCAATTACAGAAAGAATCTCAGTTATATTTTCATCCCCTAAAGATATTTTATGAAAACGTATAAATTCTCCTACTTCATATTTTTTAACAACAATATCTCCAGATATAACTTGTCCTGAATTTTTCAAAACAAAGTAAGTTGGAATTTTATTGGTATCTGTTTTAGCAACTTTATATATTGTATTTGATGATGCAAAATTAACATCTTCTGCCAAAGTAAAATTCTTGCCTCCAGGAGTTGAAAAGACAGTACCTCTTTTAACTGTTGGCAAATAATCTGTGATTGGGGCGTGAGTGGCTGTATTCGCACGGACGAGAACATATAAATCAACAACACCAAAAGAATTAGCCACTGGCTTGTGTTTATAGCCTAGACTTCTGGCATGTCTAAGAACGTTTTTAAGTTCAAAGGAATTCTCTAGAAAGCTTTCATTAACATGGTAATCTAAAGCAAATGAAAGAGAGTCACCAATATAAGATACTAGATCAACCATTAACGAACCAAACGATCCCTCATTAAAGTCCTTAAATTGATCAGGATAATACTTTTTTGCATAACTAATCAAATCATCTTTAATTGAATCGAATTCGCGATTAGTATATTTTATACTTAAATTTTTTCCACTTGGCATTTTCTAGTCCCACCTAAATTTTTTGATCTAATATAGAGTTTATTTCACCCGAAGTGCTGATGCTCGGACTTAACACTAATTCAACATACCCTTGTTTTTCTATGGGCCCGACGAAATAAGAAACAATTACAGAAATATTATTTGATTCTTCGGGGTTACCATTTTGTACAGAAATATCAATATTTTCTAAAAAAGGCATAAAAATATCAACTTGTTGTATAATTTTATTTTTAATGTCATCTATTGTTGTCAGGGTGTTGTGCTCAAAAAGATAATCTTTTAAGCCCACACCATAATCTGGCATCATAATTCTTTCTCCTGGTGAGGTCAACAAAAGCATTTTAAGATTTTGTTTTATAATGCCGCTCAATGTGTTCAGCATGTCGTATGGACCACTTTCATTTGTGTAAACTAACGGCAATGATGGAGAATAACCAATTTTAGACATAATGTAACTCCTTATACGTAATTATATTTTTACTCAAATATTGACATTTTTTATTCATCTTTACACAGATCCGGGTCAGTGGGATCAATAAACTCACCAGCAATTAGATCAGGTTCTTTGCCGGCTAAACTTCTTGACTGTCGTCTTAATAATAGCGCAATCCAACCAAAGGGAGTTATTGGGAAGGTGTCAAAGCCGGGATCCACCATCTCTGCGAGAATCTCAAAAATCATTCTAATATTGTCATGAGCTAAGCCAGAGTGGTCTTTTTGTGTAAAAGGAGCAAAAAAGCCGGGCTCCAATCCTTCTGCTCTTATTTGATCTAAAATTTGTTTTTGCTTTTCTTGAAGAGCTGTTAATCCTTTTGATCCAAACTGTTTAAATGTTTCTGCTTGTCGTTCACTTAACACAGTTTGTTCTAAATTGCTTAATCCAAATCTTTTATAAGGATCTCCTCCGGCGGTTAGAAGATGAAACAAATCAAACAAATCGATTTTTGTATTAGTAAATAAATGTTTCATCTTTTCATTTGTGTCAAATGCAGTACCCTTTTTGTATAAACTATAAAACATTGTATAAACAGCAACAAATGATGCATATTGTTTTATTGGAAAAATGTAATTGAATAAAAGTTGGAATTGTTTTGATCCGTTCCCATCTGGTCCATTAATCATTTTATCTTTCAAATAATCGTATATGCTTGTGATTTCTCCAAAATTACCGGCCTTTTCTTGTTGTTGTTTTTTTCCTATATCTCCAACAAAAAATTCTCTTATAAAAACTGACGAGTCATTCTCTTGGATAATCTCTTCAATTTGCATTTTAGAACCAAATTCAATGTCGCCAAGTTTTAAAACATTCGCTGATCTTAATCTAACTTGATATAATTTAATATTGAAACTTATTAGTCCTTTGTCGTCGGGAAGCGTATCGAAATACAGATTTTCGTAAAGTGGATCGCCTGAGTATGTCATATAATCAGTTTTTTTCATTTTTACTTTTAATTCAATAGCTGCTTTGCCGTTTATTAGTTGATCATCCGACACTGTCTTAGTATAAAATTGTTTTAGAGCTGGGGGCAGGTTCTCATATTCGCCCGTGTACAAGTGCCCGGCCAAAGAGTTGTTGTCCAACGGTGGGCCGGCTTCATATAGGCCCGAACTTACCGGATCGTTGAAAAGTCCGGCTGATATATAATATAAATCAGATAGTTTTAATAAATCTTGTACGGATGAAAGATTACTTAAGAATTCTTTCGTAGCTTTTGACCACTTGTTTCCGGCCAGGGGATTCAACTGAGTTGGTTCATTTATAATAAAAGGATTAATAAGGCTTTTTGAAGCTTGATAGGAATAGTCATTCATGGCATCACCAACTAACATACTTTTAAGCTCTTTAGCAATGACGGCGCCGGCGCCGGAGTCATCCCAATCATCTAATGCATTAGTAACCAAGTCGACCTCTACCCAGTCATTAAGCTTTTTGGAGCCTGGATTAATATTAAATGTATCTCCTAAAATATCTTTTATTAATTTGGATCCCTTGTAAACATGTAAGCCTTGAAACAATTGTTTTAATTTTTGTAAATCATTTTGATCTGGGAATAAGCCAACATATACATCTCCTCCCCATGTATTATCATCATCTAAAAATAGAGGGGTTTGATCTTCTAATTTTGGATAAGCTGGATCGTTATTGGGGTCGTTAGATATGCGGAACATATCATTCTGATATGACATCAGCATGTCTTCATTAATTTTTAATTCTTTGTCATCTACAACTTTTTTTACCTCGCCGTTCGGAGTTTTAACATATTTGCTAGTCTTAACTCTAACATTTCCGGAAAAAATATCTTCTTCTGTAGGCTCAGCATTTGGTCCAAAATCTTGGCCAAAAGGCTTCTTTATTATCATTCTCCATACATCTAGTTTAGAACGTGGATATTTAAGGCGATCAGATGGTGTCTTAGGAAGATCTTTAATATTTTCATTGTCGTGCCAATTTCCTGACATGTCATCAATATACACATCAGTATCAGAACGCAAAACTTCTACCATTGAAGACTTCGATTGAATGCCTGCATCGTCAGCATCTTGATCTTTGTATGTATGACTTACTGCATCGAAAATTGGAAATTCTTTTTCAACGCCAAATCCCAAGGAAAGAGGCTCTTTGTATCCAGCATAATAAGGCGGCATAAAACCAGATCTTTCTAGGAGATAGTCAGTTTTTTTATTAGCCAATTCTCTAAAATCAATACTGTTGGCGTTCTTAACCCATATTTGTGATGGCTCTAAACTACCTGCGGGCCCCTGGTCTGGTATGTTATGACCATCGACAAGTCCAGAAAAAGTATGGTACCCTGGTGTCCACGCAAGATATGAGCCCCAATAATAACCATACATTTTTACTCCTGTAGATTCCCAATATAATCCTTCACTACCCTGCATAGAAATATTAATATTATCAGAATGTGGTGCGTATTCTGCTAGTAAAGCGGCCACTCCAGGATTTGCACTTGAAGGGCTCAAAATGTCTGTGTCTTTGTTGTCTTCATTTAAATTATAGAAGACTTCTA